GCGGTGCTCGGCGGCGGCTACCTCGCCTGGCGGTTCTGGCCCCGAACCACCTGAGAACAGGTTCGGAGGAAAACGGAGCACGCCCCGAATCCCAACGCCAACCCGGCGCAATCCTTGCTCAATCTTGCGGCAAAAACAGGAAGTGCCTCGGTGCTGCCCCGAAACCCTGTTGCACAGCTTCGGAGGACCGGGGGGGACCGTGTATCGTACGATGCAGATCAGAACAGGTCTTCGACGCCGGGAGGCGCGACCGGAGCCGGCGCTGGGCTGAGCCTCGGCGGCGGAGGGGCCGGCGGCGACAGCTCGACCGCGTCCGTGTTCCCACCACCGGAACCCTTCCCCGTCGCCTTGGGAGTGGGCGCGCCCGCGTCGGCCTCGGGGATTCCGTCGCCGTCCTTGTCTGGCCTGACGCGAGGCTTGCGCGTCCCGCGCAGGTAGCCGTCGAGGTAGTTTCGCATCGCCACGAGATCCTCGTGGTTGCGTCGGTTCTGGTCGCTAAGCTCCCGCACGTCCTTTGCGAGCTGCTCGTACACGGCCTTGGCGGGGGCCGTGTCCGCCGGCCTGCGGAATGCGGCGATCGACGTGACCAGGGCCGGCACCGACGTGATCAGGGCCGTGGCGATGGCGACGTAGCCTAGCTTGCTTTGCTGTTCGGCCATGCAGCGATCGTGCACCGTCGCTGGCTCGAGCACAACGCTTGCGGAAAGGCGCGACCGGGCGATACGCTGTCCTCATGATTCGCGCCGCAGCAAGCGACTGGTCGTGCGGGGTGGGGCAGCTTCCCGAGCTTCCGCCGCCGTGCCAGCCCTGGCCCGACTGCTGGCAGCAGTTTGTCCCTCCAGTCAGCGTCGGCGTGTCGGTAGGACAGCAGCCGGCCCCGAAAGAGGAGCGAAGCGCTGGCGACATCGTATGGGCGGTGCTGCTGGGAGCAACGCCCGTGATCATTGCCGGCGTCGTCGTGCACTACCTCACGCGGGAAAAGCCGCCGAAGGAGCAAGTCTAATGGTCCGCCTCGACGCAGAGGACTACGCGGCTCTCGAAGGGCTCGTGGACAAGTACGATTTGCGGGGCGTCACCGAGGCCCTCGCCGCAATCGCGAGCGCCAAGGGTGAGTTCGTGCTCGACCAGGCCGGCGACTCGCGCGTGGCCTCCCGGTGGGCCAGCGCTGCGGCGGCGCTCGACCGCGTTACACCGACTCTCGGCGTCTAGCCGTTGACCTTGTAGGGGGGAAGATCGGCTGTGAGCTGCTCGGCACGGCGCGTCTCGTCGAGCACGCGCTGGATCTTCATTTCGGCCTCGGCGGGAAGCGGGCTTTTGCGCACGGCTTCCGCGAGCAGACCGAGCGCGTTGCTCATGCGACCGCTCGCCAAGAGCTGCTGGACGACGACAGCCTGGGCCGTTCCCGGCGGCGCCGCGTTGATCTCCTCGATGATCATTTCAAGGCTGCGGATCGCCACCTCGAAGTCGCCCATACCCATCATGGCTGGTCCTCCGTCGCCGCCTGCGCGGCTTCTGCATTGTGCGCCGCGGCGGCGTCACCGAGAAGGGTCCGTTTCATTTCGGGCAAGCCGCGCACGACCGCCATGCGGATCACGCCTGCTCGCGTGACGTTTGCGCCGTAGCCCCACTTGCGGCTCAGCGCTTCCACCATTTCGTCCACCGCCTGGATCACATCGGGCTCCAGGCGAAGGCTCACGTTGTTGCTCGCGTTGCTCATGCCTCACCTCGTCAGTTCGTCGAACCGTTGCAGAAAAACCCTCATCGCCTCGTCTGGAGGCATGGGCTTGATCACCTCGTCGAAGGGCGCGACCGTACACTCGACCCGCGCCAAGCGGCGCACGTCTCGATCCTCAGTCGCAAGCGCGCGCTGGTCAGCGATCGTGACCTCCAGCGGTTGCGGCAAGACCAGGCCGAAAGCGTGGGCCACGGCGCGCATTGCCCGCGCCTCCGCGGCCCTGTACTCGCGCATCGCCGGCTGAACCTTGATCGGGCGCGGCATGTCGAGCATGTACGCCTCGCCCCCGTCATGCAGCAGGCCCCACAGTGCGTTGTCTGGCCCAACGTTGCAGCTCACGATCACGCTGTGCTGAGCCACCGAATAGAACACCGGGACGTGCCCCCCGAACCTGCACAAGTGACTCAACGCCCGCGCCACGTCCTCGATCGCTACGTCCTGCGGCTGGAGCTCCAGCGGGTTCACGTAGGCACCGCCCGCGGTGCGGAGCATGTGCTCCCAGACGGGCTCGGGCTCGTCGAGCGCGTCGCGCTCCCATCCCTCGCGCGTCATCACGGCTCCCTTCCCTTCTCGTCGCCTTGCGCGTAGCCGAACCCCTTGAACCCCTCGACGTCGTGCGCGAGGACGATCTCGCCCTGCCAGACGATCCAGCCCGTCATCGCGACGCCCATGCGGCACTTCTTGCCTCCCTCGTTGACCTCGCACCTTTCAGCAAGGTGCAGCGCCACGACGGGGACGACCTCTTCGCCCACAGCCGCCCTGAGCCACCACGGCGCCCGCAGTGGCGGGCCAATCGGTTGCAAGCTGACCTCGTCGCTCACTTTGATTTCGTCCATGACTGCCTCCCCCTGTTCGAGTTCAAGACCCATCAGTTCAGCTCCCTCTTGTCGGCGCTTGCCGGCGGCGGCGCCATGTGAGGGAGCCCGATCTGCGCTGCGGTCCACAGCGTGCGGACGACCGCGTCCTCGAAGGGCGGGCGCACGCTCTGCCCGATGCTCGATGCCTCCCTGATCACCTCGTTCGGCACGTAGGCCCGGAAGTGCACGAGCTGCACGCCTTCCTCTTGAAAGGCCAAGTCGAAGAAAAGCTCCACCGCTTCCTTGCACACGCCCGGCAGCACGCCGCGCTTGAACAACCCACGCAGGATCGGCTCGTTGTCGCCGTCGAGTCGCAGCTTCACGTCCAGAACGACAGGCTCGCCGCGAGCGTGCACACGCGACGCTGTTGTGACCGACAGCGACATAGCGCTCGGGTCGAGCCCCAGCGGCTCGACGAGCCGCCCAAGCGCTTCCGCGATCAGCCGGTGCATGGGCAGCCTTTCACCGGGCCATCGCAATCGCGCGTGCTGGTCCGCGAGCGCGAACCGCTGCTCCGACAACTCAACCTTGAACCTGATCATCGATCCTCCACCCGAAGCATCGAGGCTTCGTCGCTACTGAGCACGCCAGACGATACGAGCGATCCCACGAGCATGCGTGTCGCCGGAAGATCTCCGACGCGAAGCATGCGCCGCGCCTCGGTGCACGGCACGAGCACCTCGCGCACGCGCTGGTCGAGCGAGGCCCACTGCTCGGGCCTGAGCCAAATGTGCCCGTGCCTCACCGCGTTGCACTGGTACGGAGCGTTGGGCACGTCGAAGTGCAGCGGCCCGTCGCTCACGTTGACGAAGTAGTGCGTGAGCGCCTTGCGCCTGTACTCGCTGAGCTGCGCGAGCACCTCGCGCTCGACGCTTTCGCGCGGCTCACCGCACAGCACACGCTGCGCCGCCCAGGCTGGGAGCTGCACGCGATGCGCTGGCGGGTCGGGCTTCGCCTCCGCGACGCCAAACAGATCAAGCTGACTTGCCATGTTCCCTCCGGTTCCAGAGCACCTCGACGAAGTCGGTCGGCGGTGCGACGAACACAGCGTCGTGGAGCAGCCTCATGCCGTTTGCGTCCCGTCCTCCCTCGAACGCAAGCCAGGCGAGGCTCGCCCGCTCCAAGCGCTCCTCCAGGTCGCGCAGCGCGGCCTCAAGCTCACGCTCTCGCTCGGTGCTCACAGCGAGTACCCCTGCGGCCACATGGCGCGGACCAGCTCTGCGAGCGCGTCAACTTCGTACACCATGAGCCGATCGCTCTTGCCTTCGTCCCACGACCTGTTGACCACGACAGCCTCGGGGTGAAAGAGCCACCGCTCGCGCTGCTCGATCGGCACGCCTTCAACCGTGTCCAGTCGCTGGCGGACGAATGCGCAGACCTCGGGGTGCAACAGCAGCTCGGTCGGCGTCTGGTGCGTTTGCTCCTCGAAGGCCTCGACGACGGCGCGCAGCGCCGCCTCCACCCGCTCGAACCACGAGGCATCGAGCAAGGGCTTGACGCCCACGCTCTCGTCCTCGTGCTGCTCTTTCATCCACCGAACGGTCACTCGAACCTGATAGCGTCCAGCGTGCGCCAGGCCCTCGTGGGACAACTCTGCGTGCCGGCGAAGCGCAACGCTCATGACAGCGTGGGCGCCATCCTGCGCTTCGACCTCGTCGGCAATCGACTTCTCGTACCCCCACTGGTGCTCGGTCATGATCCCCTCCCCACCTCTTCAATGATCTGCTTCATCGCCTTCTCGAAGCTGCCGCCGGCTTGCTCGATTTCCCGCTCCGAGGGGATGCGGTGGGCCGCGAGCACGACGCTGAACAGCCGCCCTTCAGCCTCCCCCGCGTCTTCCAGCCGAACGTCGGCAGCGAAGCGGCGGATCGCCTCGTTCGGGCTTTGCGCAAGGATCGTTGCGCTGGCCTTGCGCATCGATCCGATCGGGACGACCTGCCAGGACTGCATCATGCACGCGACAGGCTGCGCACCGACGAACACCACGTACAAGGTCGCCTCGCCTTGCGGTTCGTCCTTGACGCCCCGAGCGACGATCCGCACCGCTTCGCCTGCGCTGGCGGCGGTCACGGTCGCCTCGATCGGCTTCACTGGGATGCCGATGCCGATCACGAGAGCACCCCTTTCGACTTGAGCCAGTCCACCGCGGCCTTCGTCGCCGGGCTCGTGATGCCGCCCGCGCGAACGGTCGGGACCGAGGCTCGCAGCATGCGCTCAGCCACCATCACGTCTGCTTCGCTCACGCCGTAGGAGCGAAGCGACGAGGCGAGCCGTGCCGGGTCGGGCATGACACCGTCCAGCCTCCAGCGCACCTCCATGCTGGTGCGGTACGCCTCGACCTCCAGCAACGTGCGCCGCGCCTTGGAGGCAACGTACTGGTACGTGAACATAGCCGGCCCGAGGCGGTCCCACTGGTGAACGTGGTGGCACTCGTGGACGCATACGACGGCCTGGGAGTTCAGCGACCAGTCCGCGGTCGCAACGCCAGGGGTGAACGGCACGTAGATGCGCCGGCCCACCGTGGTGGCGAAGCGCTGCATGAAGGCCTGGCGGTCAACGATGCCCAACCGACCGAGCAGGACCGAGACGAGCGCCATTTCTGCGGCGCTGCGCTTGTTGATCAGCGCGGCTCGGAAGGCCTGCATCATGTGGGCGTAAAGCCCGACGACCTGTTCCCTGGTGAGGCTAACCATTGCCCGCGTCCTCCGGTTCTGCGCAGTACACGCCAGCGTCTTCGTCGCACTCGGGCGCGCAGTACGGCCCGGCGTCTTCGTCAGGAACGCACGACCAGACGCCGCCGCTCATGGCCGCAACCTCGTCGCAGTCCATGCTGGTGACCCACCGCTGGTCGCTGCCGCAGGCCTCGACCACGTTGCCGTTGCAACGCATGGCTCCGACCTCGCAGTGGTCCTGCGGCCCGAGCACAACGTCGTCCGGGTCGCACCCGACCAAAGCAAGCAACACCGCCACCAGGATCATGATCTTTGCTTTCACGGCTCGTCTCCCTTCGTCCATTCGAGGCAACCCTCGGTTCGGTCGGTCCACATTTCCGCCTTGTCACACCAGCCGGCGCCGGGCTCCGCGGCAAGCGATGCGTCCACCCAGTACCCGCAGGTTCCGCACGTCCTGCGGACGACGGCGAAGCGCCGCGACCGTTTCGCCGCCCACACGATAGCCGCCGCAACGGTGACGTCCTTGTCGCGGGCGCGGTCGTAGCTCCGACCGCAAGGGCCGCAAAGCAGCAGACCGGCCCGCGGCCTGACCGCGCACACGACGCACAGTTCGGTTCCCTTCACGCCGCCTCCACCGCGAAGGCGGCGTCGAATCGCCGCTTGGCCTCTTGCAACGCCTGGGCGGTTCGCTTGTGCGTGCCCTCGGCCTCGCTGAGTCGCCGCTTGGCCTCTTCGAGCTGCTCGCGCGCTTCCTCGACGTCGAGCGCGGCCAAGGCGTGCTCGTCCTTCGCGGCCTTCAGGCACGCGAACAAGGCGTCGAGGTCGCCGGCCTGGTCCTCGCCGCAAGGCGACTTGTCGGGCAGCTCGCCGGCCTCGGGGCTCACGGCCTCGGGCTCAGCCTCTGCCTCGTCCTGGCGCCCCTTCTGAGGCCAGACGAAGCCGTTTGCGCGTAGGTCGCGCACCGTGTTGCGCAGAGCCCTGTGGTCGTTGGAGGACGTCGAGAAGTGCACGATCTGCGCGTCGCCCCCCGGGGGCACGGCTCGAAAGTGCCCGTTCGCGTTCTGCGTCAAGCCCCAGCCCTGCGCGCGAAGCGCCCGAATGATCGGCCTGTAGTCCTTGTCAGCCATCGCCCCCCCCTTGCTCGGCGTGGATCAGAAGGTGGGCCATGCCCAGGTCGACCAGCGCGGTTCGGACGACGGCGGCGGTCGTCGACCGCATGGTCTTGCCGGCCAGGAATCGCCTGACGGTCCTTGGGTCCACGCACGCCTTCACAGCGATCAGCCGTTCGGTGTGCGCGTCGACCTTGCGTGTGCGTCCCATGCTCCCTCCGCTTGTTAGCGCTCAGGCAATGCGCCCGTCGCGCGTGATGCCCAGTTCTGCCCACTCGTAACCAAGCACGCCGCCACCCTTGCGCTTCGGCTTGTGCAGGTTGCTCAGCAACACCGAGCGACACACGACAGTGCCGTCCCGCTTGCTCACGCGGATTGTTGCGCGTTCGATTGACGTGCGCCGGACGAACGTTGCCATCACCGGCACCACGTAGCCGTACCCGCCACGCGGCACATGCGACCAAACGACCTTGTCCCCCGCCAGCATGCCGCAGTCGTCTCGTTGCTCCACCATGCAGCCTGGCGTAACACGCCGGCAGGCTCGTGACAACCGGCAAGCTACATTGTCAGCGTGTCCGATAACGTAACTGATCGGACAAGCTACGTCGCGGACGGCAGCCGTGTTTCGTACGCTACAATCCGCCGCGTCGTGTCGCGTTGCGTGCCGCAAGGTTGCGACGACGGGGTGCCACACAGACACCACCCCGCGACAATGGCCAACGGTTTGCACCCGACGTCAGGACCACTGGTCTGTATTGCGCTGCTGTGCAGCCCGTGGTAGCCCAACACGACGCGCGACAGTCGCGCTTGTCACCAAGGGGATGAACATGGAGAACGTCGGCGCAGCGGCCCTCGGGGCCATCGTACTCATGCAGACCATGCAGCGCGGGTTCCGCGCCATGGTCGAGCTTCGGCGCTTGCTTCGCGCCGAATCCGGCAACGTCAGCGACAGGGAGCTCGAGCGAGGGGAGCGCGAAACCGTGCGCCTGGGCGACGCAATCGTCGCGGGGCTCGAAGTCATGGCCGAGCGCAACCTCGACGACCGGCTCATGGCGCTTGGCCGGGCAACCGAGGACTGGTGCGAGGCCTTCGGCATGTACTTGGCGGCGCATCGCGACCTGGCGTTCGCGCGCAAGGAAGCCTGGGCGACAAAGGGCTGGGCGCGCGATCTGCTGGAGGTAACGGACGACAAGGTGGACGAGGCGATGGACACGTTCGTCACCGCAATGAAGGAAAGGGTGGGGCAATGAGCGAGCAATTCTCTACCGAGATGGACGCGGCCATGTGGGCGAGCTTCGCGGCGGCTGCCATGCACGGCTTGGTGGTGCAGTACGAACGCGACCGCTCCGACCCACCCGACCAAGTCGCGGAGATCAAGCTGAAGGCCTGGACAGTGGAGGCCGTCCACGCTGCCGCCCTCGTGGCAGACGAAATGCTCCACCAAATGTCGTTTCGCTACCCAGAGCTGTTTCACGACGAGCCCAACGACAACGTCGTGCCCTTGCCTCCAGGGGGCTGCGGGGGTGCGGGGTGAAGCTCGGCGCGCCTGCGAAGCGCTACGTCGTGTGGTGTCTCGACGACGAGGAGACGGAGAACGACGCGCGCACCATCGAGGCCTACGACGCCGAGACTGCCGCTGAAACCTGGGCAGAGCGCGACGACTACCAGAGCGCGGAGTACAGGATCGTCGGCGGAACCGACGTCACCGTGTGCGTGAAGGACGAGGAGGGGACGGTGCTCAGGTTCCGCCTGAGCGGCGAGTCGGTGCCGTCCTACACGGCGCGCGAGGTCGAGCCTGACCCGCACGCTCCCAAGTGCTCGGTGTGCGACGATCAAGGCCGAGCCTTGGAGTGCAGCGAGCCTTGCGCGCTGGAGTGCACCTGCTCGCGGTGCTCGCGCGAGCCGTTCGACGAACGGTTCTTCGCCTGCAAGGCCCACCAGCAGGCCGTTTACCGTGGCCACCTGCGGGTGCGAGGCTACCCGCCGATCTGGGCGAGGCGGCAATGACCTGCGAGCGCTTCCGCATGCCGGATGGCACCGTGGCAACCGTCTGCTTCCGAGGCCGGAAGCAGAAGCCAGAGCGGTGCTCGGCGTGCGGAAAGCGCTGGGCCACGCGCTGGTGCGACTACCCAATGGGCAAGAGGGGCAAGACGTGTAGCGCTCCGTTGTGCGAGCGGTGCGCTGTGCAGCCGCCAGCCGTTCGCTCGATTGACCGGGACACCTACGACCTGTGCCCCTTGCACGCCCAGGCCAAGCCCGAGCCCACATCCGAGCAGCTCGGGCTGTTCGCCAGCCAGCACGCACCAACGCCGGCCCCGGTGGCGGTTCCAGAGCCCGAGGAGGCGGGCAACGCCCGCGAGGCGTTGCTTCGCCTACTGGGCGACGAGCAGTGGCATTCGTTCCACGAGCTGAACGCGGTGGCGGGCGTGAGGTACAGCGCACGCTTGCTGGAGCTCAAGCGCCTTGGATGGCTCATCGAGGACGAGCCCGTGGGGGACGGCGAGACGGGCAAGCAGTATCGCTTGACGGGCCGGGGAGGGAGGCGCGGCAAGCTCGTGAAAGCCTACCTGCACGAGGCAGAGGTCCGAACCATGATCGCGGAAGGGAGGGTGCCGGAAAGCGCCGTCGAGGCGCTTGCCGTTGCCTTGCAAACGTTCCGAGCCAACAAAGACAGGCTCTGAAAAGCCGAAGCCCCGGCAAAGGGGAAGTGCCGGGGCCTCAGTCGCACACGGAGGTGAAAGCAGCATGCGAACCAGACGAGTCCAGACCATAGCACGCCCGCGGCGAGGTGCACAATGAGCGCCACGGGCAGGGGAACCAAGAGGCGCCGCTTCGACGCCTACGACACCGCGGGGTGGTGCGTTCGCGCCATCCTCCACGAGCTGCCGTGCCACGACGTCGTGCTCGACCCGTGCGCCGGCAAGGGCAACATCCTGCACGAGCTGCGCGGCGTGTTCCCGTGGCAGGCCAGCGACCTGCTCGGGATCGAGATTCAGAAGAGGCGCGCCGAGGCGTGCCGAGCGCGGGGCTTCGATTGCGTGCACGGCAACGCCCTTCGCGTGCCGTGGCCGAAGGCCGGGCTCATCATCACCAACCCGCCGTTCGGCCTGGTCGAGCAAGTGGCGAGGCGGGCGCTCATCGAGGTGGACGAGGGGGGCACGGTCGCGTTCCTCGCCCGCATCGGGTTCGGGGCGACCAAGAAGCGACGCGCCTTCTGGGCAGAGCACAAGGCCGACCTGTTCCTGTTCGCGAACAGGCCCTCGTTCATTTGCCCAGCCAAGCGCGGCAAGAAGGCCACCGATGCCTGCGACTACGCCTGGTTCCTGTTCGGGCCGGGCCGTGGCGGGCGCTGGGAGCGCCTGGAAGCGGAGAAGGAGTGATGGGAGCCGACCAGGCCAAGCGCCGCGAGAAGTGGCGCACGAGGTGGGTTCTGCGCAAGTGGGAGTGGTACGAGTTCGACGGTCGCACCGTGCTGTCGATCAAGGTCTGGTACGCCCGGTTCGGCGTCGAGCTGCGCGACGGGCTGTACTACGCATGGCTGCGACCGCCCAGGCCCGAGTGCATGCCCGTGTCGATGCTCCCGCGCTGGCGCGGTGGGCACCAGGCCTTCGACACGCTCGACCAGGCGCAGCTTGCGCTTTTCGACTACGCATGGCCCGAGGGAGGCGATCCGAGGTTCGAGCCGAACGCAGACGGAGGTGAAAGGTGAACCGAAGCGAGGAAGAGATTTACGAGGCCAAGATACTTGCTGAATACGAGAAGTCTGCACCGCGTGGGCCTTGCCCTGCCTGCGGGGCTCGTTGCTCTTGGTGGGTCACACGCGGGGGGTACGGACCCGCGACGTGTCCAGAAATCCCACCGGGTTGGGAGTCCTCCGACGACGCATGGTGGGGGCCATGTTTCCCACTGCCTGACGGCGTGACGTTCGACGAACACTTTGGCTCGGGAGAGGCACCGTATTTCATGCCGATCATGGACTGGGACGGAGTGCTCCAGGCGTGGACCGGAAGGCTCGTTTTGTGGAGCCCAGGGGACTGCCACCAAATGACCGATCAGCCCTTTGGCAGGTGGCGCAAGGGGCGTCACGACGATGGGTGCATCGAGCTTGAGGAGCTTGCCCGCACCGCACAGCTCCAAGCCGCGCTCGCGTTGCTCCGCAAGTTCGCCGCTTGGCGTGAGCGCTACGAGTCCGAAGCCAGGGAGCTTGCCAACGTTCGCGACAGAGCCATTGCGGCGTCGTTGGTACAGTGCGCGATCACTTCGATTGCCGAGGCTACAATGCGCAACGACGAAGAGAAGGAAGGTGGAGCATGAGCCTACCCGTGATCTGGGAGTGCCTGCTGAAGCTGACCGAGAAGGAAGGCGTCAAGAACATTCGCGAGGCCGAGGGCTGCTACGAAAAGGAGATCGACGAGCAGTGGTGGATCGCGATCAACCCGCACGACGAAAAGCTCAAGTGCTCGCACGGCCCCGTCGTCGAGCCCTTCACCATGTACGTCGAGTTCAACGGCTGGCCGGCAGGGATCGTGACCATGAACGGCGGCATGTTCGCCGCCGGCTCCGCGGCCAACGAGGACGCTTTCATTGACGCGCTGAAACGCGCAGCGGAGGTGTGATCATGCGTGCCCGAGACGTTGTCGGCAAACGAGTCGTGCGCGTGCTCCAAGAGCGCGTGTGGAACACGCACCTGGGCATGTGGGTCGGCAACGTCACCGGGTTCGTTCTCGACAACGGCACGGTCGTGAGCCTGAACGTTGTTGAGGACGACTACGGCTACCAAATCGAAGCATCGGTCGTGAGGGTCGGAAAGGGGGGCGAGTGAAGCGGCAGTTCAGGAAGGTCGTGAAGGTCGACACGGCGATGGAGCAGCACGTCGGTCCGAACGTGTGGTGGCAGATCCCAGTGCACACCGTGCACCTCGACTGCGGCCACGCTCGCATCTACAGGGGCGACTTCCACGCGAAGGGAAGGGCTCTGTGCCGAGAGTGCTCGAAGGAGGGATAGGACCATGAAGGTCGTTTGCGAGGTGGACGAGACTACGTTGGAGAACGACGACGGCTACGACGTTGACGGCGTGATTGTGACGTGCAGTCGTTGCGGTCATTCGGAGGAGTCATTTGGAACCGGAGAGGCTTCCGTGCGTAGGTGTTGCGCCCTGCTGCGCGAGAATTGCCCCCTCGGTGAGGCGAACTACTACGTCGCAGAGTGATTGCCATTCAGCGAGGGTGTCAATGCGCCAGGAAGTGTACAGTCTGCTGCCCGCCTCGTCGAAGGTGGGATACTGGTTCGGGCGGCTTGTGTGGCTGATCCCACTGCCATTCATCGCCTGGTCCGCGGTGCTCGCCTACGTGCGAGGAAGCGAAGCATTCTGGGTAGCTCTCGGCGTTGGGTTCGCGTGGGTCGCCGCCCGCTCGACCTGGCGCACGAGCAAGGTGCCGGCGTTCACGATGCGGTCCCGGGCTCTGCACCTCGTGCTCGGGTCGAAGTGCGTCCCCATGCGCGTGCTCGCGGCAGCCTTCGACGCGCGCGACGACCCGACGTGCAAGGTCAAGATCGCCCTGGTCGAGGGCGACCCGAAACTGGACGTCGAGGTGTGGGTGCGGGCCGCTCGCGTCGTGCACGCCGCAGTGGGCAACCACGAGCAGAATTGCGTGCAGCTCGACCTGACCGACCAGTACCTTCGCGAGGACCGCGGCAAGCTGGTGCTCGTACCGCCGGTCGTTGCGGTGCCCGAGGGCGACGACCGAACGGCCCTGTTCACGCTCGGGCTCGTGTACGTTGGGGAACCGGAAGGGAGCAAGCCATGAGCTGGAAGTGCGCGCACTGCGGCTCGACCGAGCATCACGGTCGAGACTGCCCCGACAGGCCCGAGAACCCAGGCGTCGTTGCCGTGCTGGCGCCGGGCGTCGAAACACCGTCAAGCTCGGCGCCGATCATGTGCTCGGAAGCCGGCTGGCTCGACGCAAAGATCTGGGTGCCGCCGAACGCGCGGCCCGTGCTCGCCGCGACGCAAGGCAACGTCGAGGTCATGAGCTACCAGCAGGGCCTCGGATGGGGCGACGACCTGGACGGGTACATCGTGGACCCCGAGCACGAGCCTCAGTGGTGGATGCCGATCCCGCCTTTGCCCGCGACGGTTGCCAAGCCCTGACCGAGCGGTGGTACTCTCGGCGCATGCGCCAGGTCGAGATCAAGTACCGCCGCCGCTACACACGCGGCCACTACAACTACCACCACAACGCGGTGATCAAGTACCGCGGTCGGAGCTACGAGCTGGAGCACGGTTCCGGCTCCGACGACTACGACTACGCCTACATGCAGGGGCCGCGCGCGTACGTGCTGACGATCAACCGCCGGCTGCCGTACGTGGGGCTGGCCGAGTTCGACCTGACGCGCGAAGCCGAGCAGACGGACGATTCGGAGGCCGGGCAGGCGATCTGGGTGTGGAAGCCCGTGGCCGAGGCGTTCTTCCAAGAGGGGCAGGTGGAGGAAGTGCTCGGCCCTCGCGGCGTGGATTACAGCGAGCGCACGATCCTGCGCAGGCTCCTTCCCTACCTGGGGTGAGCTACGCTACGCCACGCCAGCGCGCCGCATGTCCTCGGGTCGCATGAAAATGTGTTCGATCGCGGACCAGACGAAGTAGTACACGGGCATCCCGCAGAACCGTCCGCGGTGGTAGCTGACGTGCCAGTCGCCCGCCATGGTGAGGCCTTGCGAGGGGTGCTCGGCGTACCCGAGCATCGCCTCGACCTCGCGCAGGTTGCCCCTGTCAACGTGCTTCAGGAACGTCGATCGGGACACGTCCCTCGCGCCATCGACCATGCGCTGAATGTCGCGCCCCGCGTCTCGTTCCGGCCCGCAACCGCGGCCTGACCAGCCGACGCAGCTCGTCAAAAAGTAGTAGTCGCCCATGCGCCGATGCTACGCGCCGGTTTGTTCCTCGTCAACGGGGGCCGGCGCGCGAGCCATCACGCCTCGGAGGTTGTTGCACGACTAGCGCACGCTCGCGTCGCAGCGTGGCGCGACCTGCTCGCCGTAGGCAAGGACGTGACCGGCGTGGTAGAGCGCCAGGCCCACGCTCGGGGAGTGGGCAAGCCGCTTGAGGTGCCGCACCGCTGGGCGCAGGCCGTCGACCTCGCTGCGCAGAAGAGCTGGCGACGAGCGGAGCACGCCCATGAGCACGGCCTTGCAGCCGTCCACTGCGTCGTCGCGCCAGTTCACCTGGGCCTCGGCTTGCAGGTCCGGTGCTCGACGAGGAAGTCCCAGATCGCGTTCAGGCGCTTCGGGTCGCTTGGAGCTCCGTTCGGGATCGTTGCCGAAGCTCCGCAAGAACAGCGCGCCTCGCTCGAGCCGACGACGACGTGGTCAGCCCACACGCCAGCCGTCCCGTACGTGCTACCCGACGAACACAAGTTCCCAGACCTTCCCCGCGGCATGCACAAACGCATACTGGCCATCGGGCACGTCTGCAAGCGTGATCATACGTGCTGGCAGCACGCGGTTGCCGCGGAACCAGAGCTGGTTCCTGTCGAGCACGGCACGCACGTCGGGGATGCAATCGATCGAGACGGCTACGGCGGGCGTCGCCCCCGAGGCCCAGCTCCAAGCGCCCTCGACGTTGCGCACCCGGACGTTCGGCCTCGGGCTCACAGCCCAAGCTCCACGAGCAGCTCCTCGCGCCACCGCAGTGCGTAGGCGAGGCTGTTGCGGTCGCTCGGCAAGGCGGTGCCGTCCGCGGCAGCCCACCTGGCGCGAGCGCTCCAGGCGTTCGAGTCGCTGCTCACGACCGCGTCCACGTACCGCCGCAGCCCGGTCTTCTTGGCGCCGAAGGCGTGCAGGCGCAGCCCGTAGCCCGCCAGCTCGCGCACGATGCGCTCGACCTCGATCGTGCCCTGCCGCCGGCATACGGAGCCGAGCCCCACCGAGGGGAAACGGCGCAGGTCGACGCCCGCGCCCTCGAACAGCCGCAGGCACCGTTCGTAGTCCGCGATGGTCTGCCCCTGGAGCACGGGGAGCCAGGGGAGGTCAGGGGCAATCGAGGAAAGCTCCAAGAAGCTCGCTACCGTGAGCTGCTGGTGACGCTCGATCGTCATCCCGGTGGCGCGCAGCGCCTCGGGCTCGGTCATCCAGTCCTGGCATGACGCCCAGACCATGCGCCCCACCTCGTCGCGGTAGCGCCTGGTGCACCGGGCATAGCCCCGGGCGCTCGTGGAAAACCCGCCGTAGCTGGTCACCTGGGTGTAGGCGCCGCTGTCCAGCGCCCAGGGCGCGGCGGCGCGAGGGAGGCTGCGGATCGCAACAAGGCGGTTGTGCGATATGAAAAGGGGCACGCGCGCGGTGCCGAGCCACGCCGGGGTGTTGACGGTGAGCAAGAACGCGAACCCGGCAATGGCGCGATGGTACACGCCCCGGGCTCTGCCGTCAGCGGTGCATCGCCGCGTGAGCCCAGGCAGCGTACAAGCGGAGCTGGGCTCGCGATGCTCCGTTGATCTGCTCGCGCAGCTTCGCGATCCACGGCCCCTGCACCTCGTCGGCGTCCTCGAGCCCGACGAAGAGCCCGCTTGCGGGATCGAGCAACCAGAACCCGCCCAGCGTCTCGCCGTCGTCGAGCATGACGCCCTCGCTGGACGCGCCCGTGTACTCCCAGAGCAGGCCCGCGTCCGTGAGGGCAGGCAGCAGCAGGGTGACCCAGGTTTGCACCTCGGTCCAAGGGTCGCGGTGAGCCGGCGTGGAGATCTCCTCCGCGAGGTGGTCGACCAGTCCTTGGAGCGCGTCTCGTTCGCTCGTCATTGTCCGAGCCTACCGCGGCGGCGGGCGGGGCGTCGAGCTGCTAGCCAAGCCCGGCGTGAGGGGTGTACGCTTCCGGCATGGCGAGCAAGCGAGAGGCCCGCGACATGGGCCAAGACACAGGGCACGCGATCGGCCAGGAAAACTTTGTCGACCTGTTCAACGAGTACGAGGGCGACGTCCAGGTCGGCAGCGAGGGCGAGTTCCTCGACTGGTTCGTGGGCGAGGTCGGCAGCGTCGAAAGCGAGCACTTCAGGCAGTTCTCGCCGTTCGAGTTCACGGCGGCTGACTTCAACCGCTCGCGCGATCCCGACGCCGTCTGGGAAGCATACGACGAGGGCGTCGCTGCCGGCGCTCGCAAGGCCGGTCGCGAAGGCCTTGCCGGGTGCGTCAAGGTCTACAAGCTGCCCTGAGCATGGCAACGCGAGCCCAGCGAGACGCACGAGTGATCTCGTGCAAGCCCCCGTACCCGAGCGAAGTCGCGCTCAAGGAGCACTACTTCCCGGTCCCCCTCATCGTGGCGTACGGCATGGGCGTGGACAGCACGGCGGTGCTCGTCGAGTTCGCGCGCATGGGCATCCGGCCCGACATGATCCTGTTTGCGGACACGGGCGACGAAAAGCCTGACACCTACGCCTACGCGAACGAGATCGGCAGGTTCTGCAAGGCGGTAGGCTTTCCCCTGCCCACGACCGTTTGCTACCCCGGGCCTGGCCGTGGGCAGTTCGCCAACCGGCCCTACACGTCGCTGGAAGGCCAGTGCCTGGCGCAGCGCGACCTGCCGAGCCTGGCTTACGGTCGCAAGGGGTGCTCGCTCAAGTGGAAGCGCGACCCGCAGAACGACTACGTCGCCGGATGGAGGCCTGCGCTCGAAACCTGGGATGCCGGCGGTAGGTGCATCAAAGTGATCGGATACGACGCGGGGCCGGCGGACGCAAGGCGAAGCAAGATCGCAGACGACGATCGGTACGTGTACTGGTATCCGCTTCGCGAGTGGGGCTGGGACCGCGAGCAGTGCAAGGCCGAGATCGCGAGCAGCGGCTTGCGCGTCCCCGTCAAGAGCGCCTGCTTCTACTGCCCCGCCTCCAAGCCCCACGAGATCACCTGGCTGGTTCGCAACTACCCCGACCTGGCCGACCGCATCGTGGCCATGGAGCGCAACGCCGACCCGGCGAAGACACGCAGCATTGACGGCCTCTGGCGCAAGCCTACGCGGTGCAGGCCTGGGAGCATGAGCGAGTGGATCAAGCGCGTGCGCAAGGCTGACGCCGCTGGCAAAGGGAGCAAGTACGCCGGGTTCCTCGAAGAGTCGGACGCTCCCGCATTCTGCGACCTGTTCGACGACGAGGCGATCCAAGACGGCTGCGTGTCGGGCTAGCGCACGACCTGGAGATACCACCACGTCGCGGCGGCAAGCGTCACCATGGCGCCAGCGGTGGCCCAGCTCGCCTCGCGGATCGCGTTCAGGCGGCTCGGCTGAAGCCTCGCGACGATTTGGTTTAGCCTGGCGACCTCGTCCGCCAGGTTGCGGATCGCGAGGATGCACTGCGCGACCATGCACCCGTCTTCGCCACAAACAGGGCCTGCTTCGCGCGCCCTGGCCTCGTGCTCTCCACGCATGGCGCCGAATGTACCACGACGCTTGCCTTCCGGGGCGACACGCGGGCACAATCTGCGCCATGGGCGACACGATCACGCTCGAAGACGGACCCTACGGATCGTACGTCGTGCGCAACGAGGACGGTCGAAGTTTCCTGGTTCAACAGGACCACGACTTCCCCTCGATCGCCCGCACGTTCGGTTGGAGCGGGCGGTTCAGCAAGCGCAACTACGGCAAGGGGCACGGAGCGGAGATCACGGCGGCGCGCGACTGGCTCGACCTGAACATCGGGATCGACGCCGAAGACCCCGCGATCGTTACTAGCTCGAGCGCGCCGGACATGATCGCGACCGTGATGCCGCTAAGGGGGCCCGCCGTCGGGCAATACTCGCTCACGACGGAGCGCGCGTGATGGCGCTAGCGGTCGTGTGCGCGAGACTGTTAGCGGGCGCGCTGCGCGGGGGTGCGCTATGACAGCCGAAGCGTTGATCGTGCAGGGCGATGCACTCGACGTGCTGCGCGCGCTGCCGGACGAATCGATCGCATGCTGCGTCACGTCACCACCCTATTGGGGCCTACGCGACTACGGCGTCGCGGGGCAAATCGGGATCGAGACTACGCCGGACGAGTACGTTGCGCGGCTCGTAGCGGTATTCTCCGAAGTGCATCGCGTGCTCGCCGACGACGGCACGCTTTGGCTGAATCTGGGGGATAGCTACGCATCAACTAGCGGGCTGAAAGTAAGCGGACCGCAGCAAAGTAGGGACGGCCGAAGAGGCGTGCTTGGGCCGCGATCGCTGCACCCTTCCGCGAGTCGAACAGTGCTATCCGCGTTCAAGGACTTCGGCGATCTCAAACCCAAAGACCTCGTAGGCATCCCATGGCGCGTGGCGTTCGCGCTCCAATCCGCTGGGTGGTACCTGCGGGCGGATATCATTTGGGCAAAGGGCTTTAGCGGCGATACGCGCGCCGGATCGTGCATGCCTGAGAGCGTGCGCGATCGCCCGACGAAGGCGCATGAATACGTGTTCCTAATGACGAAATCGCCGCGGTACTGGTACGACGTGGATGCGGTGCGGGAAGCGCGTTTGCATCCCGCGCAAGCGCGTGCATACGATACAGCAAAAAACGAGGGGCGCGCGCAAGACTATTCGCGTAGCAGCGGGCGCAACGACGGGTCGCTGCACGTGGTCGGCGTTGGTTTCAAGTCTGACCCCGACGCGGGCGCCAATCTCCGCTCCGTTTGGCACTTCAACCCGCGCCCATCCAGATGCGCCCACTTCGCGATGATGCCGATCACGCTCGCGTCGCTGTGCGTGCGCGCCGGATGCAAATCCGGCGGCGTGGTGCTCGACCCGTTCACCGGCGCAGGCACTACCGCGCTTGCCGCGCTGCAACAGGGGCGCGATTTCATCGGCGCCGAGCTCAACCCCGAGTACGTAGCGATCGCGCGTGCGCGCATTGCCGAGGCGCAGCCATGACGCACGTCGCCCCGGTGCTACTCGACTTCGAGTCGCGATCGCGCGCCGACCTCGGCGCTGTCGGCGGGCGCAAATACTGGGAGCACCCAAGCTCTGAGGCGCTCGTCGTCGTATGGTACGACACCGCCGATGGCACGGTCGGCGCGTGGTACCCCGGGCAAGCGTGGCCCCATCGCGGACGCATGGTGCCGCTCACGTTTCAGTTCGGAGCGAGAGCCGAAGACCCCGGCTACTTCGAGGACGTCGAGGAGGTGTGGGAGCTGCGCGAGGATCGCAAGTGGCCTACCCAGGCCGAGCGGTCGAAGATGCCGCACTGGCAGCAAATGGCGGTCACGCGCCACGAGAACGAGGCCGTGCTCGACGCGATCAGGGCGGGAGCGACCTCGAAAGGCGCAATCGCCCAGCGAACCGGGCTTAGCTGCTTCGACACGACGCTCGTGCTGCGTCGGTTGGAACGCGCAGGCCTCATTGAGTACACGTAGGAGTCGATGCCATGAGTTTCCTGTGGTTCTTGTTGGGCGGGGTAGCGGGTGGGGCCGCAACCTACGTTGCGCAGAAGGAGGGCCTGATCCACGAGGGCCAGTCGCTCGACCGACGCACCGTCGGGCAAGCGGTGTTCGCCGCGTTTGGACCGCCGGGCAGGAGAAGGCGCTACGAGCTTTCCCATCATGACCCGCACGGCTGGTTCGTCGAGCTCACCGAAGAGGTCTGGCACGGCAGGCCTGGGGACCGGAAGATCGTGAAGGCTTGGCATGCAGTGGACGCGGGCGACGCGATCCGGTTCGAGGAGATCGCGCTGCGCGAGACGATCGAGCCTTACTTTGCTGGCGAGGGATTGCGTCTGCCGCGCAAGCAAGGGCAGCAGGTGCAGTACAGCGCACACGGCAAGACACTCGTGGTCAAGCGAACGCCGAACCGCTCCTACTTCATGAGCATCGTCGGCACTCATGGCCACGCCCGCTGGGCAGACTTCGCAGCGGACGCTCGGCACGACATTCAGTACTTCCTCGACACCGGGGCGCTGCCGCGCTCTGGCGTCATGTGGTAGTAGGAGGCCAGCATGGCACGCAGGTACATCGGGGACGCGGTCGTGGACATCGAGTACTACGGCACGCGAGGCACGCACGACCAGTACAAGGGAACGATCAGCGCGCACGGCAAGGTGTGGCACTTCTCCGACCTCGGTGTGCCCGGGGGATACAAGGCGGCGGACAGCCCCGACGCCTACGACGCCGCCGCAAGCTCTGCGGTGGGGTTCGGCAGCTACTACACGACGCACAACCGCGGCGACGACACGCCCGAATGGGCGCCCGACCCCGAGACGGCAGACGCGATCGAGGAGGCAACCAGCGTTGCGATGGACGACCAGGGGCGCTACCTCGTGCGCCGCTCGCCAGGCCAGAAGGGACGCTTCGCGGAGGAAGGTCGCCGCGGTCGCATGACCAAAGCCGAGGCGCTCGCCCAGTTCCGCGAGTACGTGCTGCCGCACGTCCAGGCGCAGTACGAGCGCTGGGGTAGGATCGATCGCGTTGCGCGGGCCGAGGCGTGGAACAACTACACCGACGCGCTCCAGAAGGACGGGCTCATCACCGCGCAGCAGTACCACAACTGGTCTAATCCGTTCTGAGGCGAGCATGCCCAAGCAACGAACCTACGCGCAGATTCAAGCCGCGGTGCTCGAAGGCCTCGACAAGATGGGCTGGGAGGTGAAACGCGGGCTGAAGATCCCGCACGCCACCGACCCGAGCCGCCGCTTGCGGCTTTGGTTCAAGCCCCAGTCGATCTACTACGACATCGACAACGGAGGGCGCGGCAACTTCAACTTCGCGAGTGCCAGGTCCGTGCACATCGACCCCAAGCGCCTCGACGTGGTGTCAGGCGGCTATCAGCTCCCCGAGGCCGCGGTGCTAGTCGGCTGGGTGTCGCGCTGGCTCGTCGAAACGGGACAGCTCCGCGCCGGGATCGACGTGAGCGAGGCGTTGTGACCGGCACCCTGGGCGAGCGAGCGCTTGCCGTCGCCCGGGCAGAACTGCTGGCCGGCGTGCGCGAGCACCCGTTCGGATCGAACACCGGGCCGCGCGTGCTGGAGTACCTTGCGCCGTGCCGGCGGCATGGGACCGAGCAGCTCCTCGGGCTCAAGGCCTCCAACTGGTGCATGGCATTTGCGTCGTGGTGCATGCACCAAGCGATGCTCGACGGTGAGCTGCCCGCGCACGGCTATCGCGCGGGCGTCGTCGAGGCCGTCGCGGACGCCGTCGATCCGGCGGGACCGTGGACGGGCCGTTGGCGACCCGCGGCGCTGGTTCGTTCCGGCGAGTGGCTCCCCGAGCTGGGCGACCTTGCGATCTACGATCGGTCCCAGGCCGGCAAGCCCGAGACTTCCTGGTGGCGGCACGTCAATCGCGTGAGCGGGATCACGCCCAGCGGGTACACCGCGATCGGCGGCAACGAGGGCGACCGGGTGAACGAGTCGGCGCACCGCTTCGACAGCACAAGGCTGCTCGGGTTCATCGAGTACCCGTGCGAGCCCTCCAGACATCGCTTGCGGGAAGCAATAGGCGAGGTCGTCGCCTACGCGCCGAGCCCGCAAGAGCGAGAACGCATCCTTGCGCTGGTGGGCGTCACGCTCGACGGGATCATCCGAGACTCGATCTGGTCGCTGGAGGGCTGAATGGCTTACGCCGGCACGCACGCGCTATGCGACGGGCACGTCTTCGCGTTCTGGGACAACAGGACGAAGAGCGCCAAGATCGTGACGCTCAGCGAGGGGGAACCGATCGCCCCGCACTACCCCTCGTCCGACAGCGAGGTGATCTTCGCCGGATGCGGGGGAGCCGAGGCGTTGCCCCAGGCGCAGAGGCAAGTCGCCAGGTGGCACGCGGCGCACCGAACGCACCTGCGCCTTGTCAAGAGCTGACGCGATCCTGCTCTGCTCTCGGTTGGGGCGGCGGCTGTATCACGCGCCAGCCCTTGAACCCGATGCGAAGCGGCTTGTTCGGATCGTAGGTGCCCAGGTAACCGCGCTGGTCCTTGGAGGTGTCCTTGCTCTTCTTGGTCGTCACGCCTGATCTCCCCAAGCTACGCGGTCACCGTTTTCGCCCAGGCCCGCAACCGTCCCGGCGTCGGGCTGTACGCCCACATGACGAGCGCGAGGTGCCGGCGCGTCGGGTGCCCGTTGACCCAGAACGGCTCGGCGCGCGCAAGCGCCTGCGCCATGTGACGTGAGACGAAACCGAAGCGCTTGCGCTTCCAGGCCTCGGGCACGTTGCGGGGCTTGCCTGCTCGCTCGTACACGCGGACGAACCCATCGCCGCGGGCGACGGCGGACACGCCCAGCAGCTCTGCCGCCGGCTCGACCGCGAGCACAAGCTGGAGGGGCAACCAACCGCGGGCTACCGAACGATCAGCCACGTCACCACGCCGCCGACGACCAAGCCGCCGATCGCGCCCCACATGAGGCCCTTCTTGCCGGCTGGCTGGCTGTAGAACGAGCCCTTCTGCTCGTCGAACCCAGCGACGAAGCACGCCTTGATCTTGGCGACCTCGGGGTGGTTCTTGAGGGCTTCGAGGCGGGGCAGCATGTCGGCGGGCAGGCTCTGCGCGGCCAGGTCGAACATGGAGTTCCACGCGCCTTCCGCGTCCGCGTACTTGCCCTCGACCGCGTACCCGCGGCCAAAGCGTTTCGCTTGCTCGCACACGATCGCGCGCTGCTGCTCGGTCATCGCAGGGATGCCCTCGCCCGTGCCGGTTGTCGCCTGACCCACCATTCCGAGCCCGATCGGCATCGGCCCGAGGCCCACGGCCCCGAGGCCGCAGCTCCCGCACCCGGCAACGCCGCTGAGCGAGTCCGCCGGGCAGTCGCCGGGGCATCCCGGTCGCCCGCATCGGTAGCAAGTAGCCCACGCCATTCGCGGCGGGCAGGCGCCCACCGAACCATCCCACCGTTGTTCGACGTTCTGCATGCCCCGAGGCTACCACGGCTCGCTAGGTTGTTGCGACTGTCTGTTGGCGCTTCCTTTCGGCACGCTTTCGCTCGAGCCGCTGGCGCCACGCGACGGACGCGCGCAGCAGCTCCTCGCGCGTTGGTTCGCGCTCCGACGCAATATCGAGCCACAGCTTCGCTGCGCAGTCCGCGTCGAACGCCGCGGTGTGCAACCCGTCATGCAACCCCACGGCGAGCACGGGCCTGATCGGGATCGAGCGCCGCGCGCAGCAGGCAGCCAGCGAGTAGCTCAGGCTGTCTGCCGCTTCGCCCCACCGCTCCAGCGCCCTGCCGTAGTCGAGGATCATCGTGCACCAGGCCGAGTTGAAAGGGAGCTCGACCTGCGCGCCGCCCCGGCACAGCTCGCCCACCAGGCAGTACAGATCGAACGTGAGGTTGTGCGAGCAAACGCGCGGAGCGCACGCAAGCAGGCTGACGACCTCGCCTGCGACCTCGCAGAACGAGGGGGCGCCGACGAGGCAGGCAGGCGTCACGCCGTTGACCCGGCACGCTTCCGCGGTGCCCGGGTCGCCCCAGTCGATCGTCCCAGGGTTCAGCAGCCGTTCCCACCTCCATCGCGCCGTGCCGTCGAGCTTGTATCCCACAACGCCGATCTGCACGACTCGATCGCCCGGCCTGAGCCCGGTCGTCTCGACGTCGAACCCGACGAGGTCCACGCGGTACTCATCCCCTTTTCGCCCCATGATCACCTCCCTGCGCCACCGGATCGTGGCCTATCGCATGGCACCAGGCCAGCATGAACCCTGGCACCTGCGCCCTCGGGAACAACCGCAGCGCGCGCTGCATGAGCACCATGTCCACGGCTTGCTGGTCGGCCCAGGCCTCCACCCTCGTTCCGAGCAGCAGGTCGTCGCCCACGATCGGCGTCACAGGCCCAGGTCGTCTGCCGCGTTGTCCTCCCACAGCCTTGCCTCCCTCACGTACTTCGCGAGCGTCGCCGGGTTGGTGTGCCCGGTCTGCCGCATGATTGACCAGTCGCTCTTGCCCCTGCGTGCGGCCTCGGTCGCCAGGCCGGCACGCAGGGAGTGGCCGGCGTAGCGCTTCGGGTCGAGCCCGACGTTCGCGCAGGCGCGCTTGACCAGGCGAGCCACGGCCCGGTCGCTCATGCGCTGGCGTAGCACCTTGCCTCCCGCGCCGATGCGGCGGAACAGGGGGCCTTCGTCGAGCCGGGCTGCCCCCAGCCAGGCCTCGACGCACCGCACAGCGCAGGTCGGGGCGTTCAAGCCCCGGGGGACGGCCTTGACCGTGCCTTCTGCGTGCTGGTCGGTCTTGGAGCGGCGCAGCGTGACGATCACGCCCTGCTCGACAAACTGGAGGTCGCCCACGTCGAGCGCGACCAGCTCGGCGCGACGCAGCGCCGCCGCGAACCCCAGCACGAGCACCGCCCGGTCCCTGGTTGCCGCAAGGCCTTCGCCCAGCGCCTCGCTCATGGCCCGCAGGTCCGTGACCAGGACCGCCGCCTTGCGGTCCTGAGCACGCCCCAGGACGCGCCGCACGCCCTCCAGAACCTCGGACACGGCTGGATGGCTCGCGGGCGCTGCAAGGCCTTGTTGCGTTGCTGCGTGCGCGAGCGCCGCCATCGCCCGCTCAACTGTCGCGACCGATCGCCCTTGTTCCGCAAGCCAAGCAACGAACGCGCAGACCTGCGCCGGCTGCGGCTCTTGCACCAACGAGTGCTGTTCGCAGAACAAGGCGAAGCAGCGGAGCGCCGAGTCGTAGGAGCGCCGCGTGTTGGGAGCGCGGGCCTCGCTTGCGAGCGCGCGAGCCAGCTCAAGCAGAGCGCGCGAGCCGTCCCCGCAAACCGGCAACATTTCTGCTGACATTACCCCAGACCTTCCCCGTAGTTCCCGTGTTGTGTGCGCGTTGTGTGCGCGCTGTCTGCGCGTACTACACCCGGTTTTCGACAAGGTCGAACAACCGAGGGCCTTGATCCTTCGCTCGCCCGTGGACGACGGGCGCAAGTAATGCTACCCGTTGCATTGCGTCTGTCAACGAAGGGAGAGCACAGCATGGCACTGAGGGATCGTTTGGTCGAGCAACTGGGGCAGGACAAGGTCGAAGCGCTGGAGCGGTTCCGAGACGCATCCCAGCGCGGCGCCCCTGCCCAGTGCGGCGCGATGGCGCGCGAGCTGGAGCGCCTGGGCGGCGTGTTCGGGTGGACGAAGAGCTACGCCATTGCGTTGGGGCTATCAAACGCGCTGGAGATCGCGCGGGGACGTTTGCGCCCTTCGGAAGAAATCAGCAGCGAGCTGCGGTCTGCGGTGGACGCCTTCAGCCTGCTCGGCGTGCAGATCGACGAGCTTGCGGCGAACGCAAAGGGCGCGCTGCACGACATCGGCATGGAGGAGTGATGGCAGCCAAGCGGTCGGGCTACAACACGCTGTCGAGGGGGCGCGACGACGACGAGGCGCGACGGGAGATCCTGCGGGCCTACGAAGAGTGCCAAGGCAACACGAGCGCAGCCGCCCAGCGCCTGGGCGTCCACAAGACCACGCTGCTTAGGGCCGTTCGCAGGCTCGGCCTGTCCGCGGACGTGTCCGAGCGTTGGCCGTCCAGGGTGCGAGACGCCTATGTGCCCTTGAGTAACGCACCCAGCGAGGGGTAGGATCGGCGCGTGGAAAGCAAGGGTCGAATCGCAGCGATCCTCGGGGCCGGCGTCGCCCTCGGTGTCGCTGCATGGGCGCTCGTCAGGCACCGCAACCGCAAGCCGATCCTCACCCCTCCGGGGCGCGTCGGGCTCATTGGCGACTCGCTCGCCGTGGGGCTTACAAAGCCGCTGACCGAACTAGCGGCGCGCGACGGATTTTCCTTGTACTCCGACGCGAGGGGGGGCACGCGCATCGCCCAGTGGTCCTCAATCATCGCCAACGCGCCCATCGACAACGAAGGCCTCCAGCTCGTGATCGTCGTGCTCGGGACCAACGACGCCGCGATGGAAGATCCGACGTCCGAACGCGACCAACTCGACCGGCTCGTCCGCCGGCTGGCGGCAGCCACGCGCGTGCTGTGGGTCGAGCCCCCGAACGCGCCGCTCCCGCACGTCAACGAGGTGCGCGCAATGATTCGCGCGAGCCAGGCCGTTGCCGAAGCTCGCGTGATCATCATGGACAGCTCGACGCTGCAAGTGCCCAAGGCGTCGGACGGCATCCACATGACCGCATCGGGATACAAGCAGTGGGCAGACCTGATCTGGAAGTTCGCGAGGTCATACCGTGAGTAAGCACTGCACCACGTCGGCCAACGGATGGGTGAAGGTTTGCCGAGACGTGTCGGCCTTGCGAGCTGCCACGTCGGACGGCCCGATCATCGGGCCGCGTGAGGTATGGGAGACGCTGCGACTGCGCGCTGCGGAGAACGATCAGGAATCGTTCTACGTGTTCGCGTTGGACGCCAGAATGAGGGCGCGCGGGGTGGAGGAAGTCGCGAGAGGCGCGGTCAACTCCACACCGATCTACCCGCGCGAGATCTTCAGGGCGGCGATTGTTCTCGGAGCCGCCAAGGTGATCGTGGCACACAACCACCCGGCGGGATCACTCAGGCCGTCGAGCGCTGACCGAGCTGTGACCCGGTCGATCGTCGCTGCCGGTGACCTGCTAGACATTCCCGTAGTCGATCACGTCATCGTGACCGAGGAGGGATACTTCAGCTTCGCGGAGGCGGGGGAGTTGTAGCGCAGCCCGGGGCTGAAAGAGCGGCGCCCCGTCGTGGCTCGGCGGGGCGTCGAAGGGGAACCGATCATGTCGAGGCAAGCGCCCCGCGGGGCAATCAATCCGTATCGGCTCTGGACGGGAGCGTTCCTCCCAAATTGGCTGCTGTCAAAGCCAGAGCTTACACCAAACGAGAAGATCCTGTACGCCAGGCTCTGCCAGTACGCCGGTCGGCACGGCTACGCCTACCCTTCGGTGGCTCGTCTGGCCGACGACCTAGCCGTGAGCGAGCGCACCATCTTCGCGTCGATCCGCAAGCTGCGCGAGGCTGGGCTCATCGAGGTGGTGGACCGCAAGGCCGAGGGCAGGTCGAGCCTGTACTACTTCTTGGAGCACGAGTGGATGCACAGCGGGCCGCTCCCGAGCGAGCCAGGCGACGCCAACCTGGACGGCGCCGGCAGCGGCCCGACCGAGGTTCCGCTCGAGCCAACGGGGACCGAACCGACCGGATTCGTTGCTAAAACCCGCAAGCACCTGAACGCGCAACCACCTGAAGCAGACTTCAGGTGCCACCTGCAAGAGGGTCGCGGCAAGCGAAACACCAACAAAAAACGGCAAGTTACCCCCTCGGTTGACCGTGGGTCAAAAACCACCCCACCTGATCCAGACTTCAGGAGGGAGGTGAAAATTCCTGCACTGGCCACCTCTTTAAGGAAGAGATCCAATGAAGAGATGAAGGATCGCGCTCCGCGCACTCCCTCTTTCCAGGCTCTGGAAAGGGAGATGGTCGAGAGCGTGCTTGCCAAGTACGACGAGATCTTCATCGAGGTGCACGGCAAGCACTACGTCCACACGCAGCGCGACCTCCAGGCCGCGCTCACCCTGTGGCTGCGAGCCGACGACCTTGCTCGGGTCGAGGTGCAGGAAAAGTCGCTTGGGGAGAGTGCTCAGGACGAGGTGAGGTCGAAGGTGATCGACTTCTGGTTGCGCAAGCTGGCGAAGCGCGAGGGATTCGTCGCCCAGACCGGCTGGTGCCTGTGGACCGCCAACACGACGCTCACCGAGCTAGGCACTCCGTTCCGCGTCCAGCGTCGCAAGCCCCGCGAGAGGCAAGAACAGTTCGCCAGCCCGGAAGACCTGGCCGCAATGTGGTCGGGAGCGAGCGCCATCGGGGAGTAAGCGGCGGAAAACGTTGCCTAATCCGGCACACGTTTCCACATGCTTGACACCGAATGTGCCGTTGGTGTCTCATGCCCTCATGAGCGAGCAGATCGAGCTAGGGCGCCAGATCGCACAAATCACCACACGCGAGGGCAAGCTGTACCGCGTGCAGCAGCCCCTTCCCACCGCGACCGACAAAGACCCGCAAGAGCCTGTTTTCATCACGGCGATCACCTCGTTCGTCCGTGAGCAGGGCGACGAGGTCTACTGGGTCATCAGCAAGGGCATGCCTGGATCTCCCTACGCGGCCTCGGGCGTGAACATCGTGACGGAGATCCAGCGCGACCACGTCGTGCGCGAGGACAGCTTCGTCAACGAGAACGAGATCGCCCGCGAGATCCTCAAGCTCGGTTCGACGGAGCCCGAGGACGACCAGCCCGACCTGAAGCCGCAGGAACCCGAGGCTCAGCCCGAGCAACAGGACGAGCCAGAGCAGCCCGCCCAGGCGCAGCAGGCCGAGCCGTGAAGCCTGCGGGTGGCAAGCCCCGCAGGAACCACACCAGCATCACGATCAGCGACCGCTGCAAGGAGGTGCTGGTGGAGCTCCAGTCGTGCCGCGGGGGGGCGTCGCTGGGTGCGATCATCGAAGAGGCGGTGATGCGCCTCGCGATCCAAGAACAGGAACTGCGAGCGAAGCTATGCGGAGCAAAGGATTCTGGCGAGCCATCGAGCGCGCACTACCCGGGCACGATGTGTACCTTGTCGTCGCTGCTAGGCGCGGCGTCACAGACGCCTGGGAAGTGCAAATCCAAGCGAAAAGGGTGAGCCCGGTCGCGAACGCCGAGGACAACGAGGTCGTGCCGGAATCGCTCGCGAGCGCGATCTCGGCCATGCTACGAGCTGGACGCGGCCTGAACATCGACTGGGGCAAGGCGGCTGAGTTCGGCCTCCACGTCTTGGGCGAGGTCGCGAGGAGGAGACAACGTCATGGCTGAGTTCGCACGCATCCACCACAAGTTCGAGATCGAGTACGCGACGGACGCGCAGGCCCTTCAGCGCGTGCAGAACGTGGACCTGGGCAAGGCGGTGCAGGCCGCGGAGCTGACAGGGATCATCACGCACACCGATGCGACGCAGACCGAGGCAGGGCCTCCGAGGCTTGTTGTCCGCACCCTGTGCGTCGAGCTGCTGCCCGAGTTCTTCGCGTACTACCCGCTCGAAAGCCAGCAAGAGGCCGTGCTGCGCGACACGTTCACCGGGAGCATCGCGGTTGGTTCCGCGGCGACCTGCAAGGAGGTCGAGATCATTCGGGATCAAGATCCTTGCCCCACACCCCCATGACAAGAGGTTCGCATGGCGAAGCGTGACGACGACGAAGACGACGAGGTGCAGGACGAGCAGGACACGCCCGAGTACTTCGACGAAGACTCCAAGCGCGAGAGCGAGATCGCCGCGTCGGTGATCGCTCAGAAGCAAGCCGGCAAGCCGCGCGTGTCGTGGAAGAACCGCGGAGCGATGCGATACAACCCAGTGATGCGCGCCTACGGCGGCGCGCTCAAGGTAGTTGTCACGCAGGTGAGGCCGATCGAGGCGCATTGCTTCAGCCTGCCGCTCGCGGCGGTGCCCCAGTACGACGACCTAACGCGGCATATCGAAGAGCGGTACTGGAACGGCGAGGAAGCAAGTTTCGAGTGGAAGATCCACGACGGCCCCATCATCGTTCGAGCGCAGGACCAGATCGTCAAGGCCGCGAACCCCGAGGCGCAGCGCCGCTGGAAGGAGCGAATGATGGGCGAACCTCCCCGACAGGAACCGACGAGGCAGGAACAGCCGCAGCAGCAGCAGCAGCAGCCACCGTGGTGGGCACAGATGCCGCCCTGGATGCAGCCGCCACCCTGGGCACAAGGCGGAAACGGAATGCCCCCGTGGATGCACCAGCCCTGGCCTGCATCGTACGATACACAGAAGCTGGCGAGCTACGCGCGGGATATTGCGGCGCCCGCGCCAGCAGCTCCCGAGCCACCACCCCCGGCCCCGGCGCCTGCTCAGCCGCCGGTCCCGACGCCGAGCCAGCCGCAGGCCCAGCAGTTCCCGCCGCAGCAGTTCCCGCCGCAGCAGTTTCCGCAGCAGTGGGGGCAAGGCGGGTGGGGACAGCCGCCTGCCCAACAGTCTGCGCAAGAGCGAGAGCAGTGGACGTTGCTTCAGTGGCAAATGTGGCAGCTCGCACAGCAGGTGGCGGACGTCGCGAAGCGCAGCTCCCAGGCCTCCGAACACCCGGCGCAGCCTACTGCGGCTGGGGTTGCACAAGCGCCGCCGCCGCCGCCGCCGCCCAACCCAGAGGCCGAAATGCTGCGCGCGAAGCTCGACGACTTGGAGGACCGGATCTCCTCGGTGTTGGAGTCCGCGCAAGCGCAAGCTAGGGCAGCGGCCCAGCAGCCGCAGCCAGGGTTCGGCGCGCCCCAGCAGTCGTGGCAGCAACAGCAAGGGCAGTGGGGCCAGCCCCCCTGGCAGCAACAGCAAGGGCAGTGGGGCCAGCCCCCCTGGCAGCAAGGGCAGATCGGGCAGCCGTTCCCACAGCAGCAGACCATGCAGCTCCCACCGTGGGTGCAACAGATCCCGCCTTGGGTTTTCCAGCTCCCCCCGTGGCAGCAGCAACAGTGGGTTCAGCAGCAGTGGTCGCAACAGCCACCGCAGCCGCAACAGCCGGCGCAGCCGGCGCAGCCGCAGCAGCAAGCTCAGCAGCCGGCGCAGCCGCCGCCAGGCCCGGTCGAGGCGGCGCAGCAGGCGCTGTCGCTCGTCATGAACCTGCGCAACATGATGCGCGAGATCGAGCCGCAGCAGCAGCAGAACGCCTCGGCGGCGAAAGAGGGCGACGAGTCGGCCATCATCGAGCGCAACGGGTGGCGCACCGCGATAGACCCGGTCACCAAGAAGCCCATGGGGCTGGTCGACCAGCTCGGCCTGAACATGGACAATATCTTCGGCGCGCTGAAGGGCTACGCCGAGTTCATGAAGAAGCAAGCCGAGGCTGCGGAGGGCGAGCAGACGCGCCAGCTCGTCGCGCAGCTCCAAGAGACAAACCAGCGGTACAACGAGCTTCGCCAGTACGTGAGCAACGTCGCTCCGTTGCTTCGCGCGATCCCGCAAGTGAACACCTCTGGAGTCGTCCCCCCGCAGCAGCAGAGGCCCCCGGCTCCGCAGTTTCAGCAACCCCCCCCCCAGCAACCGCCACCGCAGCAACCCACCGCGCAGCAGCAAGCGGCAGCGCAGCAAATGGTGGGCTCGCTCGCGTCACTCCTCGGCAACATTGGCTGACGGCCAGCGCTGGTGTAACGTCATGGCATGTTCCCGTGCAGCGCATGCTCGTTCAGGACGTTGGGCAGCGACGTTTGGCAGGCGTCGATGCGGCCAGAGCTCAAGCAGTGGGTGCACCTTGTGCTGTCCCGCGCGAGGGCCATTGACCCGTTTGACGCCTCCCAGGCGATAGCCGCCCCGTTCGTCCAGGCTATCCAAGGGGGCGACGCAAGGGCGTCGCTCATGCTCGCGAGCGCCATGGTTGCGGCAGGGCTGCCGACCTGCGTGCAGGGCAAGTGCATGTCGACGCAGGCCGTGGTCGACGAGGCGGAAGTGCTGGTCAAGGGCAGGTGCGGCTGGATTCCGGTTACGCCCCACACCGGCAGCTATCACCCGCCGATGCACACGATCAACCTGCGCTACGGAGGGTGAGCCATGTCTCCGCGCGTCGAGCTGGGCACGCACCCAAGAGGCCAGGTGGGGGCCTGGCGATCGGTGTGGAAGACAGCAGAGAAGGCCGCGAGCGGTCGCCGCAACGTGTGGGTGCGCAAGTGGGCGATCGACAAGATCAGGGAGGCCGGTTCTCCCACCTCGACGCTCGAGCGAGCGCGCGCGATCTACGACGGCCTGGTGCGCGAAAAAATCTACGTGCCCGACCCGGTCGACGCCGAGCTTATCGTCGCCGCCGACTGCGTGGTGGCAGACTGCGAAGGCCTCACGCTGAACGGAGGGGATTGCGACGACCTCGTCGTCGCGCTCGTGGCGGCGTGGGAATCGGTCGGGATCAGGGCTGCCGTCGTCGCGCACCGTTACGAGGACACCGCGCTCGAACACGTCCTTGCCTCGGCCTGGGACGGCCACCAGTGGCACTACGCGGACCCGTCCGCGCGCTTCGCTTTCGGCACGAGCCGGCCTCCCTCGCAAGAGGTTTGGGTCAGCGTCCCCGAGCTGGAAGTTCTGTGCGATCGGGCGGGCCGCTGTGACGCCTCGCCGCCGGCTCTCAAGCCGAGGGTGAACGGAGACTTCGTCGGGGTTGGGAGCCCACCGAGCATCGCGGTTGGCGTAGGCCAGCCAGCAACTGGAGGAACCATGGCAACTGAGCTGGTGCCCTTGACGGGGCAGGATCTCGCCGCGACGCAAGCGGCGTTTGCTGCGGTGTACGGCAAGCTCAGGCAGGCGCAGGGCGACCTCGTGCGCTCCTACCTGCTTATGCGCGCGACGCGCGAAGCGATGGGCAAGCCCGTCGTCGACCAGTACGTGTACGCTGGCGGCGAGGGACAGTGGACACAAGAGCACGAGGACCGCTTGCGCAACCTCGACAAGATCGCGACCGTCACCGCGGCCTACTCGAAGGACGCAGCGGACGGCAAGCGCCGCGTCGAGACGGATCAGGCGACCGGCAGGACCGGACCCGTCGCCTACTCGTACGAGCCAGCCGTTTACGTAAAGGGAGACGGAGAGATCATCCTGACCTCGAACGACCAGACGGTCGCGAGCGTGATCCCAGCGGGCTTCGTTGGGGCCGCGCCGCAAATCGGAGCCGGCGTCGTGATCATCGTGATCGCCGCGACGATCGCGGGCGCCATTGCCGTGGTTGCCGCCGCGAGCACCGCGAAGGACTACATCGAGCGAAGGAGGCGCAAGGATCTCATCGAGCACCAGGCCGAGCTGTCGAAGCGCTACACGCCCCAAGAGGTCGAGCGGCTCATGCGCTCGCTGGGCGAAACCGCACAGCAGCAAGCAGCCGCACAGGCCGAGACGCAAAAGCACGACCCGCTCACCGAGTTCGCCCAAACCGCGAAGATCGTGGGGATCTCCGTTGTGGGCTTGGGAGCCGCCGCCGCGCTCGTGTACGCGGTGTCGGCGTTCTCTTCGCGCCGCCGCTACGGCGGCATGATGGGCTATCCGAGCCCGTACCCCATGCTGCCCATGTACGGGTGAGGTGAGCCATGGCAACCGAACAACGCGACGTCGTGATCTCGTGGAGCTTCGCCTCCGTACCCAAAGAGGTGCAGGCGAAGTTCCAGCGCCCCGTCGTTTTCATCACCGTGCCCACGCCTCCCAACCGAGGCTACCGCGAGCAAGTCGCGAGCTGGGGGCCGCAGCCGATCCGCAAGCTCGTGCGCGACAAGCTGGGCACCCAGGTGCAGCCGGCGCGCGTTGCTCTGCTCGGCTTCAGCGAGTCGTGCCAGGGCGTGCGCGAGCTGCTCAAAAGCCAAGACGCCGGCCTGGTAGACACCGCGGTCGCGATCGACGGCATCCACGCCGGATTCAACGGCGAGCCGAACAAGGACAGGTCTAACGTGAGCATCCCAGCGCTCGCTCCGTGGATCGAGTTCGCCACAATCGCCGCGAACGGGCTTCCCGCTGACTCGAAGGCGCCGATCGGCAGGCGTCACTGCATCATCACGCACAGCGCGATCGGTGACCAGCTCTACCCGCCGTACAAGTTCGCGAGCACCACGCGCACCGCGGCGCTGATCCTTTTGTATGCTCTCGGTGACTGGCCCGAGGACTGGGAGGAGCTTCCGCCTGGAACCTACGACGTGGACGAGGTGCCACCGTATGTCGCGCCTGCGGGCAAGCTGCCCGGCGGCGTGTCCTATCCGCAAACGATCTACACGCACAGCCCCGACAGGTACTACATCAAGAAGAACGGCATGGTGATCATGGGGTTCAACAACCTCGATCCCACCGGGGTGGGCGACCACAAGTACCAGGCGCTGCGCGTGCTGCCTCGCGTGTTCGAGAAGCTCGTTGTCGATCGCTGGAACGAGCAAGACCCGAACAAGGGCGTGTGCATCACCGGCATGATCGCTGGCGTCGGACAGCCGCCCGCCAGCGACTGCGAACAAGTGAACCCAGGCGGGGTGACGATCCCCAAGCAGGACTGGAACGGCACGCAGGACTACAGCTTGAACTGGAAGCGCTGGGCGTCGGGAGCGACGCCCCCTCCCGCAACGAACACGCCACCAGCGGGAACGCCTCCGACCGTGCCCGGCGCCAAGGAAGAGGGCACAAGCGCCGCTGGCGCCGCGCTGTCCTTCGCAATCGGAGCAGCCGCCGGCTACCTCGGGGTGAAGGTGGCGCAGGCGGTGACTCGTGCGTGACGCCGTTGTGTGGGCAGGCCCGATCTCTGGCGAGCTTCGCTCCGTCAAGTGGCGGCAGCCCACCGTCGTGCTCGTGGTGAACAAGGGGATCTCCGACCAGTACGACTGCGCGGGGAGCATGGCAGGCTGGACGACCGAGCACACCGTGTCGTGCATCGGAAGTTCGGCGTTCGGAAGGCTGGCCTCGTCGCTCGGTAGCGACATCCTCGGAGCGCTGCTGGCGAAGTCGGGCATCACCGACGCCGGCAAGGTCACGCTTGCGAGCTTCAGCGCAGGCCACGGCTTGCTCAACCCGATCCTGAAGCAAAGCGCCGATCGCGTGTCCGCCGTGATGCTCTTCGACAGCTACTACGGCGCGACGAAGGAAGGCTACCTGGCAGCGGCTCAGCGCGCGGTGCGTGGCGATTGCGTGATGGTCGTGACCGCGAGCGGCTTCGGAGGTGCGAACTACTCGTCGTGCAACGAGTACGTCAAGTGGATGCTCCAGCGCATCGAGCCGCTCGACGACGGCGCGCTTTACTGGCCCAAGGATCTGCCGCAACCGCTGAGCGTTCGCACGCGAGGCTCGTTCCTGTACGCCGACTTCGGGACGACGATCAGCCACGGTGAGCATGCAAAGCTGCTCGCTGCCCCGATCATCGAAAGGTGGGCGAACCCTCCGACGCAGGGAGCGCCACCGTGGGCGACGGATCAAGCGAAGCCTGGCGGCGGCCCCGGTGGAACCGCCGTGATCGTTGGCGTGGGCCTGGTCGTCGCAGCCGGGCTCGCAGCGCTCGCGTGGAGGTCGAAGTGGAAGCGATGAAAAGCCCGTGCACGGAGGCCGTCGCGGTGCTCGAACCCGATGGCAGGATCTCGGTCGGCGGCACCTACCCGCAGACGACACGGTGGCCGACCGGCGTGGATCGCTGGCGCTCGATCATCGACGAAGTGAGCGAGCGCAGGGGGGTGCCGCAGGCGATCATCGCTGCGTTCATGGCGGTCGAATCGGGGGGCGACGCGAACGCAGTGAGCTGGGCCGGCGCGCTCGGGCTCATGCAGCTCATGCCCGAGACGTACAACGGCCTCGCCGGTATCCCAGCCGGAACGCCGGTCGACAAGGACGCAGCGACGGAACCGTTCGTCAACGTCGACCTCGGAGCGAAGCTGATCGCCTCGAACCTGAAGCGGTACAATGGCAACCTCGTGAGTTCCGCTGCGGCCTACAACGCCGGCAAGCCTCGGTGCGGCGTGTACTGTCGCAAGAAGAAGGACGGCACGATCGTGTGCTGCGACGAGGATCAGTGGGGGCTCAAGACCGACTGCGGTTACGTCAACAAGATCCTGGCGGCGTACAACACAGCGGTGGCGCACGGCTACTCGTGGCAGCAGCCAAGCGGCGTCGTGGGAACGATCAAGCCAGTGCTTCTTGCAGGCTGGGAGAGCGGCTCGCTGCGGTGGGACGACGAAGTAGCGGCGAAGGGCGCCGCCTTGGGTTTCGCGATCGTTGCCGTAGCGACTGGCGGCTTGCTCATCGCTGGCGTGAGGCCGTGGTTCCTTGGAGGCAAAGGTTGGCTCTCGTAGTCAAGGGAGATCTTGTTCGCGTTGAACTGGCGGACGGGGGCCTGATCGAGCTGCCCGACGACTGGGGGCTTGTGCACGACACTGAGGGACGGCTTGTGGACAGGTGCACATTCCTTGTGCTCCCGTACACCAAAGCGGCACAAGAGTGCGCAAGACTGAGCAAGGGTGAGCTTGTAGCTGCGCGAAATTACTTCGGAAAGTCAGCACAGCTAACGCGCGCGACTGTTGAAATCCCTTCGCCACTCTGGCAGCGTTTCGACGATGCCGTGGTTCTCTACTACGCACGAAGAGGCAAACGGAAGGGGCGGTACAGGCACCGTTTCAGTGTGCCGTGTCCGTTCTTCTTTCACGAGCAAGGCCTCGGCTACATGCTCGTGTTGCCCGATGGGTGCGTGGTCGACGAACGCGGCTTCGTCTGGCCATGACCGAAGCTGAAGCACGCAAACGGCTCGTTGCGGAGTTCCGCAAGCGAGGCTCGATGACGCTCGAGTCGGCGCGCAGATTTCTTGCGCGAGCGAACGTGCCGTCGAGCATGCACGAGCGCGTGATCCAGCAAGGGGTGCAAGGCAAGCACTGGGCAATCGCGATGGACAGCTTGCTGCCCGTTGGCGCTGCGACGGCGCCAGCAGGCGAAGCAATGAGCGCGATTCGGGATGGGGCCATGTACCGCGAGGGCGCCATCGCCGCGCTCGTTGACTCCGGCTTTGAGCTCGAAGAGGCGCGCGCGGTGGTAGACGCGGCGGTGCGCAAGGGCGAGGTCGTCGAGCGAGGCAGCATGCTCATCGCTCCGCGCGAGGCAGACGAAAAGCTGACCAAGGCGGCGCGCGACGATCTGCCCGACAGCGCCTTCGCGGACCCCAAGAACCGGCGCTTTCCGATCAACGACGCCCAACACGCAATCGCGGCGATGGGGCTTCTCAACACTTGGTTCCCGCGTGGGTACTACACGCCCAACGAGTACGAGAAGATCAGGCAGAACATTCTGAAGGCGTATGCGCGGTTTGGAATCACGGCGCACGCGCCAAGTGCGTTGCATGCGGCTGTGCTTGGTCGCGCCGCCGAGAGTCCACAACCAACGAGGGTCACGAACATGGCGAAGAAGAAGCTCACCAAGGCCGAGCGCCGCGCAATTGCAATGCGCAACCTCCAGAAGGCGTGGAGCGCGCGCGGCGTCAAGGCAGGCACGCGCAGCAGGGGCAAGGCGAAGGCCAAGCCTCGCCGCGGACGCGAGGCATCCGAGGTCGCGGAAAAGAAGGCTCCCGCGAAGAAGGGCCTGTCGAAGGAACAGCGCCGCGAGATCGCGATGAAGAACCTGGAGAAGGCCTGGCAGGCAATGGGCACGCCGGCTGCCGCGCCTGCGGCGGCTGCTGCGCCGAAGCCGCCTCGCGCTCCCAAGCCCAAGGCGACCACGACGCGCGGTAAGCGCTCGCCCAAGGGCATGGTCCCGAGCGGCAAGTACTTCGCCCCGCAGAGCAACGCCGTGATCTCGATCAAGCGCGTGTTCCCCAAGGAAAACCCGGTGGTGGAGTGGGATGCCACGACCATGGGCGTCGCGGCCCTCGGCTGCCTGTTCGGCGTCGTCGGCGCAGAGTTGGTCGACCGCACCATCGCGACGATGGCCAAGCCCGACGCGAAGGAGCCCCAGTACGGCACCGAGGCCGCGCTGGCGATCCGCACGAAGGCCTCCGCGGGACGCATGCTCGCGCAAGCGGCGGGCGCTGCCGTGTTCGGCGGCGGCGGCTACTTCACCGCGCGCTACTCGCAGTACGCCGCAGCCGGCATGTACGGCGTTGCCGCGGGCTTCCTGTTCAAGCTCTTCTTCCAGGTCACGCAGGACCACATCATGCCGGCGATCTGGAAGGCGACCGGACCCGCGGAGAAGACGTGGTCGAACCGGCTGTACGCCGACAAGCAGGACTGGACGCAGCAGGGCTCCGTGCCTGCGCTCCCGCCGTCCACCTCGACGCCGACCAGCGCCGAGGAGGTCGTGTACGGCGGCAACGGTCAGGCCGCCGGCTGGCCCGGGATGATCGGTCGCCCCATGGCGATGCCCGCCCCGCCGCCTCCGGTCCCCGGCTTCGGCGGACGTGGAATGGACTTCGGGCCGGTCGCGCGCACTGGTGTGGGCGAGCCTCCCAAGGGCAGCGTGGACAGCGGCCAGGTGGGAGCCCCCGGGTGGTTCGAGCACTGCGGGTGCGGCACCAAGGGCAAGGAAACCTGCCCCAACTGCAACTGCGAGTCCGTGAACTGCCAGTGCGGGCGTGACTGCCGCAGCGGTCGGCCCCAGCGCGCCGCCGGCAATGGCGGCTACGAGGTGCCGGTCGGCAACGGCGCGGCGCAGCCCGGCTACGCCGAGCCCATGCAGCCCGACATGCCCTCCGGGGGCGGACCCGTGGGCGAAGAGGCGCAACCCGTCGCGGAGATCGTCGACATGGTCGACGCCGCGCGCAAGCTGCAACTGTCCCGCCTGAACCTCATGAAGCGCATGTGGGCAGGCATTCCGGCGACCAACGAGTCGATGGTGGTGAAGTAGGCGCCCAGGAGCCTGGGCAAACGGCCCGATGCGGGCTTCTGACAGGACGACCGACAACCTTTTCGGAGAACAACCATGGCTGACAAGACTATCGTTCCTGGGTGCTACGACGATCTCGACGCGTGCCTTGCAGCGCCGCTGCACTGCGTGCCCACCGTCGAGTACCGCCTGATCAACTTCGAGCTGCCGCTCGGAAAGAGCGACGTGGACCTGCTCGGCAGGCTGCCGCTCAACATCTTCGTCGCGAACCCGAGCACCGCGTCGAACAAGAAGTTCGCAAGCTCCAACGCGGTGTCGCAAGACTCGCTCAAGATCTTGGGCAGCTTCCTTCTGCTCGGGATTTGCGTCCACGCCTACGGCGAGGGCATGGGCATGAACATCGAAGGCGCTCAGGCTTTTCCGCACGACGAAGTCGACGGCCTGTTCGCGAGCCCGCAGGTCGTGCGCAACGGCGCGATCTACACCACGCAGCTCGGTCTGCCCGAGGGCGCGAGCATCGAAATGTCCGAGGTCAACTTCGGCAACCCGGTGTGGAACGCGATTGCGGACTTCATGCGCGGCTACAAGCTGAAGCTCTCCTGCCCCGAGAACGCCAACGCGCAGCTCCTCGAAGAGCCCGTGAGCGAGCTGGGCAACTGCTGCGCCCTGATCGACTACCAGGGGTTCGGTCGCAACAACCACGGCATCGCGCGCATTCAGCGCCAGGTCAACGACCGGCTGGACGCCATCGCTGCCGCGAACGACGAGACGGAAGGCGCTCCCGACGTGGGCCGGTTCGTCGCGACCAACGCGATGCAGGGACCGGCGCTCGGCCCCGAGGAGCAAGGCGACCTCATCCCGACGCGCCCCGGCCCCGAGCCCGTGAGCTTCGGTCGCCTTCGCGCGAACCCCAACATCGCGTACTGGTACAAGCTGCCGTGCGCGCTTCCGGTCACCAACGGCACGCTGCTCAAGATCGAGTTCACCAGCGACGAAGGCAACCTCGACTACATCACCAGCATGATCCGCACCGCGGTGATGCAGACCGGGCTGGAGCCCTTCGCCGGCAGCGGCGCCAACTACCCGACGTACGAGAACCTGATTGCCGGCACCGCCCGCGGCACCAAGACCCGCATTCCCGCTGGTCGGTTGCGCTTGGGCATCGGGCTCAAGGGCTTCAAGGTCAGCCCGAACGTGTGCAACAGCCTGGCGCAGGCTCTCGCCGGCAGCGGCAAGCTCACGACCGAGGTGCTGAACACCTTGTGCGCGGGCCGCATCGGCTGCGGCGGCTGATCGACACCGTCGCGTGACCGCAGGCGATCAGTAAGCGCCTGCGAGGTGGGGGGGGAGAACCCCGCCGGGGGCGACCCCGGCGGGCCGATCGAAAGGTCGAGACATGACGGAAAGCAGGCTGCAACTCGCGTCCCCCGCGGAGATCTCCGCGCTCAGCTACGCCAATCCTCGCCTCGCCTACGTGCTGGTGACGAACCGCGCTGCGCTTCGACCCAACAGCTACGAGGTGCGAGGCGAGTTTACCACCGGCAACGTCAACGACTTCGTCGAGGTTGCCTTCCGATCAAGGCTGTACGCGGACGCCTGGGTGCAGCGCGTGCAGTACACGATCCAGCGCCCGAACTACGCAACCGGAAGCCCGCTGAAGTTCTGGTTCGATCGGCAAATGCGCGAGACTCCGTACATCGACGTGTACGGCAAGATCGACGGCGTCGACACCTGGGACTTCACCAACACGCCCCAGCCGATCGAGAACCTGTTTGCGGCTTCGGGCAACTCCATGCCTGACGGCATGCTGAGCGACAAGGGCATTGTGCTTCCGCGCGACAGCTCCCCGTGGATGCGCTGGACGCTCACGCGGCAACTCGAACAGACCGAGATCCCGCTGATCGTCCGCATGACCTTCCACTGCCAGGAACTCATGGGCTGCCGCCTAACGGAGATCACGTTGCTGGAGGCCGTTGCAAGGCTGCGGAGCCTTGGGTATCTGCCACCAGAAGACGTGACCAACCAGGGGGCGTGATGGCCGACCATTGCGTCCCCGATCGGCAGCCCCTCGGGCCTCGACGGATCGTGGTCGCGACGAGGTGCAACGACCCGGCGGCGTCGTTCGTCGGAACCTCGTGGGCCGTGGGGGACCGCGGCTCGCTAGGCATCGTGCTTCCGCCCGATCCGACGACCTCGCAGGACCAGCGATACCTCGTGCGCCTGGCGGCGACCGAGGTGCCGCAGGGAAGGTTCCGCGTCTCGAACCTGCGACAGTACCTCACGCTCGCCGCGCCGTTTCCTCCCGACCAGCAGCCGCCCGCGCCGATCGTGCCCGTGGAGCTCGACGTGCACAGGCTCGGGCCGCACTTCAAGCTGCCCGACGCGAACGTGTCGTGGCACCTGACCTTCCAACCGCGCACGCGCATGCAGCCCGTGGATCGCACCGGGCAGATCCCCGGATGGTCGCGCGTAGCGGACGACCTGAACGCAGCGATCCTGTACGAAGCACTGCCCGCCTCGCTCGGCGGGCCTGGGTACATCCCGATCAACGCGGGCAAGCCACCAGGCGAAGCCGTGCAGCCGTGGGGCACTTTCAACGACCTGCGGTTCCCCTGGACCTCGCTCACGGGCGCTGCGCCCACGCTGGGCGTGGTGCTCGAAGGACCAGGCACGATCGCGTTCTGGGCGTCGGTCGCCCAGACGAACCCGGAGAGCAGGCCGTCGCCGCTACCGCGCGACCTGTTCCCAGCGACAACCCTCATTGATCAGTTCGCGCAAATGGCCGTGTACTTCATTCAGAGCGCGAGGTACTGGCGCATCGCGGGCGAGCTGACGGTAGACGTGATGGAGTGACCCATGGCCGTTGACCTCATGGACATCAAGGTGACGCCGCTCGGGACGCCGTTCTGCGCCAGCAAGGGCGAGAAGGCGCTGTTCCAGGCGTTTCAAGTCGATCTCAGCAAGCCGGGGCGGGTGACCTTCCCGATCTGGTTCCGCCAGCCGCTCGTGTACGGCGACTGCGTGTTCTGGGCAAAGGTCGAGACGAGCCGCGACAACGCCGTCTACCTGTGCAAGCAGAGCCTGTACAACATGATCGCCACGATCCTGGGCAACGAGGCCGTGGCGCCCTACGTGCCGGCGGACGTGTACAGCGGCAACTGGGACTGCAACAGCGCGGCGTTCGGGCTCCAGGCCTACCAGGCAGCGATCCAGTCGGGCCTGGGCGACATCAACGTCGTGGCCCTCGACGGCGTGTTGTTCGCCTACCTGCTGACCAACAGCGCGATGATCCAGCAGCTCGCACAAAACGCCTTTCAGTCGGGCATCGACAGCGCCGGGTGGACGGCCCCGTCGTCGGGGCAGCCCGAGGGCGTCGTCCCCGTGCCGCTCACCGACCAGGGCTCGGCCTTCGTCCCGCTCGCGCCGCCGGCAGGTTGCACTGGCGCGGTTCCCCGCAGCGAGCTTCCCGTGCCCGGGACGCAGCCCGGCACCGTGCCCGGCACTGGCGGCGCGACGCCAGGCACGCCAGGCACGCAGCCCGTGGGTTACGAGGAGCCGGCCAAGAAGACCTCGTACGTCGTGCCTGCGCTCGTGGTCGGAGGGCTTGTGCTCGGCGTCGGCGCGCTCGTGTACTTCGGCGGGCGCAAGCCTCGCCCGGCGATGGCCAGCGCGGAAGGCGAAGAGGACGGCATGCTCAGCTACGAAAGCTGCGGCTGCGGAGGGCAGTGAACCATGTGGGCAAACGACGGAATCCCGAGGGCAATGCCGGCGGTCGCAACCTGGCGGGCCGTCGTGCTGCCCGGCGATGACGTGGGCAAGATCGCGGAGCGCTTCACGGGCGACGCGCGGCGCTACCCTGAGCTGATCGCCGCGAACATGCTCAGCAAGCGCCTTGCGGCGCACGACCCCGAGCGGCGTCGCTTCCGCACCTTCGCGGAGCTCAACCACGGTGAGCGCTTGCTGGTTCCCGCAAGCTGGGCGAAGTCTCGCTCGAGCGGGGCCGTTGGCGCAAACGAGGACGAATGGGTCGTGACGCTCTCGTCCTACCTCGCCAAGCAACTCGAAGCGCTCTTTCCCGGCGTGCAGCTTCCAGCCGACGTGAGCTGGGGCTACGTCGCGGAGGTGGTGCTTGGGTGGTGGCCGTACCTGTACGATCGCTTTCCGACGCTGCCGCCTATCCTGCCCACGGGCGCGGCGCCCACGCTGACCCCGGAGCAGCGCGACTACGTGCAGAAAATGGTTGCGAGCGCAGCCCAGTTTGTGCTTGCAACGCGCGCCGCGGGTTCGGTCCCTCAGATCGCGCAGTCGATCCCGTGGGCCGACGTGCCCTGGCGCTACGTGCCGTGGGCCGCGATTGCCGCTCAGTTCCCCACGGACCAGGCGCAGTTCTGGGCCTTCATGCAGAAGGTGCCGAAGCCGCCGCTGTACTCTGGCGCACAGGTCGCGCCGCGGCAGGCGGTAAGCCAGGGCGTGCTCGCAGCGGGCGAGCTTCAGTTCTCCCCCGTCGCAATCCCTGGCGGCGGAATGTTCATCAACGAGGGCGCACCCGACTTCGCGAACGTGGACTGGACCTCGGCTCCGTACTCTGAAATTGCGTGGAGCGAGGTGCCGTGGGGATCGTTCGCCTGGGAGGTGTTCAAAGACCCGGAGCTGCGTGCGTGCGCGACGGCGAACCCGGGTCGTCTTCGCGAGATCTGGTCGTGCAGCGATTGCTTCGAGGGAAAGGGCGTCGACTTCTTCAAGAAGGCGTTGTGCGACCTGCAAGTCGACCCGTGCTACTGCCGAAACATCGAGACGCCCCCGAAGCTGCCCCCGGACCAGACGCAGCCGGGAACCGGGACCGGGACGACGCCGTCGCCCGTGCCCAACTGGAACTGCACGCCGTGGCCCCAGTGCCTCGCGGAGCCGGGCAACTGGCCCGCGAACGTCCCGCAGCCGTGCACGCCGTTCCCCGCTTGCATCCCGCAGTGGGCGAAGGACCACAACATCCCCCTTCCGCCCTCGGCAGAGCAGCCGAAGGAGGAGGAGAAGGACAACACCGTGTGGTGGATCGTCGGCGGCACCGTCGTCGCCGTCGCTGTCGTCGCAGCGGTCGCAATCGCGGCCAAGTAGGAGGCCCAGACAATGGCTCTCGTTCCCAACCTGTACATCGTGCGCCCGAACGACACGCTGCGGAAAATTGCGTGGCTCTACACGGGCAATGCGGACAACTGGCCGCTGATCGTCCTGGCAAACCCGCACCTGCCCAAGTCGTGGGTGATGGGTCCGCAGGGCCGCGTGCTCACGCTCGCGAACAACGCCTTCCGGTACGGCCAAACGATCTTCCTGCCGCTCGGCTGGACGAAGCAGCCGCGGTTCTCGCTGCCTGCGCCGGTCATTCCGCGCTTCACCGAGGGCCGCGTTGCCGGCATGAGGGAGTCGTGGTCGCGCGGGGCGCTTGGCCAGTCCGTTGGGGCCGCGTGCACGCCGAGCGCGATCACCAACGTCAAGCCGTACGTATACACGGCCTCGAACAGCATGTACCCCGGCGCGCTCGCCGCTGCTTGGACCGGCAACCAGAACAAGTGGAACGAGCTCAAGAGCGCGAACTACGACATGCCCGCTGGCTTCAGCTACCAGAAGGCTGGGGAGACGGTCACCTGCATGTTCAACCAGTGGGACGGGGCGAAGCTCAAGATCCCCGCCTCGTGGCCTGACCCGCCGCAGGGCAGCACGCTGTGGGACCGCATCGAGATGACCGGGGCACCCGGCACCACGACGCCTGGGACCGGCACGGGAACCGGAACCGGAACGGGAACCGGAACGGGAACCGGAACCGGCATGCAGCCGGTTGGCTACACCAACGGAGAAGCGAAGGAGCCGATCTACAAGAGCCCGTACCTGTGGGCGGCTCTCGGCGTCGGCGCCGGCATCCTCGGGATCGTCGTCGTCGCGAAGATGACCCGCAAGAAGGACACCAGGACCGAGCTGGCACGGCTGGAGCGGTCCCGGCTGCAACCCACGGCCCCGGCGCGCGCGTGACGGTAGGCCTGGAGATCAACCTCATCGGAGAGATAGGCAATGGACATCGCGAATTTTAGCCACACCGACAAGCACCTGGAGCAGTACCTCAACATCTTGGTGCGCAAGATCAGCCAGGCGATCCGCACCGCCACCGGGGCGGGCGGGCTGTACAACGGGGGGCCGTTCGGCCTCATGTACGGCCAGGCAGTGCAGATCACGACCGCCGGAATGGTCGCCAACACCGACTCGAAGCAGGGTGCGATCGGCGTGTGCGACCGCAAGGGCGGCTGCGACGTGGGGGCGCTGTGCCCCGTCAGCTCCAACGGAGAGCACCTCGTGTGGTGCCAAAGCGGCCTGTCGCCCGTGAACGGAAACCCGGTCTGGCTCGACTCGGGCAACCCAGCCTTCGACGTCAGCCCGTTTGGCAGCGGCGGCAAGCGGTTCGTCGGATTCGTCAAGGACGCGAGCATGTACTCCACGTTCTCGCCGCCGAACCTGTACGTTCTGGCCGTGATCAACATGCCGGTCGAGCCCAATTCGGCTGTCTGATCTGTTAGGATGCGTGCATGAGCAAGGCGAACAAAGTGACACTGTGCGGCGGGGGCTGTGCCTCTTGCCCGGACGCATCCTTCGAGGACGACGGCTCCGTTGTGCTTTCCGAACACGGGCAATCAGTTCGGCTGTCCCCCTTCGCGCTGGGCATGCTCATGAGCGAAGCCGCGACCCGCGGCTACCTCGGGTGCCCAGGCGAAGGGGCGAAGGACAAGGAGTGACCCGTGCCTGCATGGCTCGCGATCCTTGGGGCTGCCGGCGCGACCTACGTGGTCACGCAGGGTGTGATCGCGAGGCGCTTGCGATCGATCTACCCCCCCCTGCTTTGCTGCCCCATGTGCAGCGGGTTCTGGGTGGGGGCGATCGTCGCTGCCCTGTGGCTTGCTTACCCGCACCTGCCAGCCTTCGTCGGCCAGGCGGTGCAGATCGTGCTTTTCGCTTTCGGCACGTCGCTGGTCGCCTCTGCGGCCTGCGTCGTGCTCGTGACCGTTGGCAGCCACCGTAAGGAGCTGCCGAACGTGGGACCGGCCAACGAGCCGTGCGAGCGGTTGAAGCCTGCGCAGACGCCGCCCGAGGACTAGGCCGGACCCCTTCAGACCAGGGGATCGGCAATGGACACCATCAGCGTTTGGGCGGACAGGATCGCCCGCAGGCAACACGCGCCGGCAGACATCGCCGCTGCCCGCGCTTACTACATCGACCAGATCTCGCGCCGCTGGCCCCGAGGGCCTGCGCAGGTCGTGCAAGAGTTCGCGATCGAGACGCCGTGGCTCACCGCGGGCCAGGTGCAGCGCTGGATGCGCGACCCGCCCGTGCCGCTGCTGCGGTGGGTGAGCGACCGCATGATCTCGTGGACGAAGCCGGCTCGGTCGGGCGTGGGGCTCGCGTGTTTCGGCTACGGTCAGAGCACCGGGCCGTGCACCTCGGGCGTGCTGCGCGGCGCCGGCAACGTCGGCCAGAACGAAGGCATCGCTTGCGCGGGCGTCGACTTCCACAAGGCGCTTCAGGCCGAGCTGTACAAGCGGGGCTACACCAAGTTGCGCCAGGATGGCATTTGGGACGGCTGCTGCCAGTCCGCGCTCATGAAGGAAATCGGCGGACCCATGATCACCACCGATCAGGTCAAGTCGTTCCTCGGCAAGACGTGCACCACCGGCTACATCACGCCGGGCAACATTCTCGGGCCTGGTGCGCCGACCACGATCACGATCCCCTCGTGCGGCGACGGCTCCGACCAGAAGACCACGCCTGGGACGACGCCACCCGGGACCACGCCCCCCGTCGAGCAGACGGACATCGACCTTGTGGAGAAGGTGTGCATGCGCGAGATGACGCGCTTTCGTGGCCCCAGCGTTACGGCCACCACCGCGGCGACTGACGCGGTGAACGCCGCCCAGGCCGCTCAGATGGCCGCTGCCATCGAGGCGGACGGCTGCGGCGCGAAGGGTAGGCTCTTCGACAAGGCCACCGGAGCGGGGGGCGTCGTCGACTGGCGCCTCATCGCGTGCTTCGGCCACGAGTTCGCCAAGCTCCCCGCGGACGAACGCCAGAAGGTGATCGGCATCATCCAAGCCGGCGGGCTCGGGTGCCTCCAGCTCGCCACTAGCTACAGCTCGCTCTACAGCTCGGCACTTAGCTCGTGCCCCGCTGCGGTCAGCGGCGACCTGGCGTACGCCTCGCGCGCCGCCCTCGTGGCTGCGAGCTGGAACCCTTACGACCCGAACGCCGGCCCCAAGTGGCAGCCTTCGGTGACGCCTGGCCCGCCAGGAACGCCGCCTCCGCAGCTTCCTGGCGGCTTGCCCAACTGGGCATGCAACCCGTTCCCCGGGTGCCTTCTGGACGCCAACAACTGGCCGCAAGGAGTGCCCCACGTCTGCGAGCCGTTCCCCGGATGCGTGTGTGACTGGATGCACCAGAGCTTCCCAGCCATCCCGTGCCCGAGCGACACGCCGCCCGCCCCCGGCACCACCCCGCCGCCTCCCACGGGCGTGAACTGGGGTTGCACGCCCTTCCCGCAGTGCCTGGCGGACCCGGCCAACTGGCCGCAGGGAGTCAACTACCCGTGCCAGCCGTGGCCGACGTGCGTGCCACAGTACGTCGCGGCGCTGTACCGCAGCGGCAACCAGCCTGGCACCGAGCCGCCGCCTGCCGAGGCCGAGAAGCCCCCCTGGTACAAGACCGGGTGGGGCATGGCCGCGATTGGCGCTGGGGCCGTCGTGGTCGTCGGCGGCGTCGTGCTGGTGGCCGCGAGGTAGCACATGCCCTTCCCCTGCCAGGCGATCACGTTCGACGCGCCGCTGTGGACCGCAGTGGACCGCGTGCTTGCGCGCGAGCTTCGCCGCGCTGGCGTGGTCGCCTGGGAGATCGAGGCGCAGCGGCTGCTCGACGTGTGCCGAGCTGCCGGCTGGTTCCCCGGAGCCGCCGCGACCATGCAAGGCGGCGCGTGCGACTCGATCGACTGGCGCGAGCTGGCGTGCTTCGCCTGGTGGTACGCCAGGTCGAACGACTCGAACCGGGCAAACGCAGTGAGGTGGTTGTCGAAGGGCACTCTGCCTTGGCAGGACGGCGACCCCACCAGGCCGTGCGAGCCCGGCGCGGACAGGGCAGGCGACTGCTGCCCCTCGTTCGTCTACTACGACCCAATTTACAACGCGCAGCGGGCCGCTCTCGACCAGGGAGCTCAAAGCGGCGTGCTGCCGGGGGTGCCCGAACCGCGCCATGTATCGTACGATGCAAAGCCAGCAGCGCAGGGAGTGAACGTCGCCAACTGGATGATCGCGATCAGCGTGTTCGGTGGCTTCCTTCTCGCCCTTGCGGGTATCCTTCACCGCGGTTCCCAAGAGGATCGCGTTATTGGCTCGGGAGTGTGACCATGGGGGCGCGCATCGAAAACGCGGCGCAGACGATCCAGCCGCACGCAATCGCGATCAGGCCGCACATGCGCAAGCTCGTCGAGTCCTGCTTGCCGAGCAAGCCCAGGATGCAGATCGTCAACGGAGTGCCAGAAATCCCGCTTGCGAGGCCCATCACGCGAGGCGACGTGTACGGGCTGTGGGAGGCGATCGGCTCACCCGCCAGGTCGTCCTACGCTTCCGGCGACCCGCAGGTTTTCATGGCAAGCGTCGAGCTGCTCGGCAGCGCAGGCAAGATGGTGTGCTGGGGGTTCAACCTGCCGGCGGGGCCTCCCAAGCTCGGCGGCTCGTGCTACGGGAGCGTGCCCGGCTTCCCCATGCTGAGCGAGGACGAGCGGCGCGCGATGCCGCTTTCGCCAGCGGCCCACGCAATCGGAGTCAAGCCCGCCACCTACGTGTGCAGCGGCTGCTACGGCATCAAAGGGCAGTACGCAACCACGACCGTCGCGCTCACGCTGGAGGTGCGCAGGCAGTTCGTCAGGTACATGCTGCGCCTGAAGCCAGGCGCCATGGCCGAGGTGTTCACCGAGGCGATCCGCAACCGGCAGGCGCACAGCGTCCGCCGCATCGCCAAGCTCACCGAGCAGGGCAAGCTGACCGACGTGCAGCTCACCGAAGACCCGTACTTCTTTCGGCTGCATGACTGCGGGGACTTCCTGAACCGCCGCTACTTCGAGGAGTGGTGCCAGATCGGGCGCAACCTGAGCCAGCCGGCGATCGTCACGCGCACCACGGGGCCGGTCGCCACGCGCACCGTTGAGGTGCCGCCCATGGTGATCTGGGCGCCCACGCGCACCTGGGTGCCGCGGGGAGGGGGGGCGTGCCCGACGAGCGAAGACGTGCGGTGCATCCCCCCGAACCTCGTGGTGAGGCCGAGCGCCATGCACTTTCGCGAGATGGGGCCGAGCCTCGGCTACGCCGGGTACTCGTCGAGCGCCGCCTCGGCGCCCCCAGAGCTTGCGCCGCAGCTCGCGACGTGGGTGTACCCAGCCTACAAGCCGCCCCACGAGGGGGGCGCGGCCAAGCCCAAGGCGGGCCAGCCGGGCAAGTGGGTCGGCGGCTGCTGCTCTGGAGCCCGCGGTCCCGGCTTCGCTTTCGGGAACATGAACGATGAACGCTCGCCGGTCGGACACGGCTGCCGAGCGTGCTGGACGCGGCCCGACCTGACGGTCGCCTACGAGGAGCATTGACGTGAACCGAGACGACCCGCGCAAGGCGCAGCAGATCGTGGGCAAGTACCTCGTGCTTGAGAACCAGGTTGACGGAGAGGATCTCGAGGACGAGGCGATGGTTCGCGTGCGGGAAACGGCACTGGAGCTCGACAAGGCGGGCGTGAACGTCGACAGCCTTTCCGAGGAGCAGTGGCGGGAGCACCTGTTGGCCATCGGCCTGAACACCACGCAAGTGGCCAGGGCGATGGAGGAGCTTGCCCAGTGGGGCATCACGGACGATCAGTGAGGAAATCATGCGCAATCTTCGGATGGCAGAGTGGGAGAGCATGTCGTACGGAACGATGCCCACGCTCTCAGACTTCGACCTGCACTTGCGTGACGCAAAGGACGAGGAAGGCGCCCTGCTCGTGTCGCCCTCGCCCCCGGCGTACTGGATGACGCTGGTGGAGGAGGACGAAATCGTCGCCGCGCAGGCGGCGGCTCGCGCGGTGGGTCGCGGAGTGAAAAGCGGACCCGATCGGCTGTATGCGTGGAAGACCGCGTTTGAGATCCGCACGGTGCCGGATCTGTACAAGTTCATCGAGTCGCTCGTGGCGCAGTGGAACCAGGGCAACGAGGCCGCGGGCAACCTCGCCTCGTCGATCATGTACACGCTGCAATACGAGTGGATCTGAGAGGGGCGGGCCATGCGGCGGATCAACATGAAGGCTTACAGGTACTGGGTCGTGTACGCCGGCAAGATCGTCGGCGGCAACGAGTACCGAGAGGACGCCGCGGACCTCGCCAAGCAGATCAACGATGGCCGATCGCGGTGGCCCCACCTTGGCGCCGCAAGGGTGTACGCACGCACCGGGCTCAAGAGGCTTGGCCTCGACCCCGACGACAACGCAAGCTGGGGCGAGCCTGCGGAGTGGAAAACGTTGCCGAACCCAGCGCCTTTCGAGCCCGTCACGCTCGAGCGCGCCAGGGCAATCGGTGACCGGCTCGGCGTGCGCTGGGACGTGTTCAACGTGCAAGAGTTCAGGCGCGGCCTGGAGGTCGAGCAAGAGCACATCGGTGCGCTCGCCCCGCTGTTCAAAGACCCGTCGATGATCATGCCCGCTGTCGGCATGATCGCGCTCGCGCACCTCACCGAGATCCCCGACTACTACAAGCGGCTCGACAAGATGGAGCGAGAGGCACGCAAGGGGTGAGACATGGCATTCCGAAAGCTGTTCACCACGTTCAACGACAAGCACCTCGAAGCCGTTTGGCACGAGCTGAACCGTCGCATCCAAGCGGCCATCGACTCGACCTCGGGCGCTGCGAGCATCGTGTACCGACAGGGAGCGCAGACGGGAGGCGGCGTGTATGGGACGTGGCCAGAGACGGTGGCCGCGGCAGCCGCAATCCCGGGCGTCAAGACTGTGTTCGTTGACGACTCGCTGGGAGCGCCGATCGTCGGCGCCGGTTTGTGGAACCTCGGCGGGTACACGATCATGCGCGGTAGGCAGCGCGGCGCTGCGGGCGGCAAGTGCCCGCTGTCGTGTGTAGACGGTGCCAGGCTGATTGGCGTCTTCGAGTTCAGGGCGCTGCGCATCACAAGCGCGAGCACGCAGCCCGTGGTCACCTCCGAGGACGTGCAGGCCTCGAACACCGGGGGCAACCCGACGTACGTTCTGGCGGAAGGTAGCTCGATCGAGTGCACGGGCGGCGCACCGTTCTTCACCGTCGACTCTGGCGACCGTCTCGTCGGAGGATCGAGCCACTGGTGGCTCGCAGACGACAGCGAGCTGGTCGAGTCCACGGGCACGAGCGTGCTCCAGGCCCAGTCGCGGCAAAGCGGCCTCGTCGTGTTCCTGCTCGATGCAGCGACGGCGCAGGACAACACCGTGCAAGGCCTCCCGAACACCGTCGCGGAAGTCGTGGTGGTGAACGCTGGCGCCACCGCGCTGCCCCAGGCGGGAGCGACGATCATTCTCGCGGAGCAGGCGTCGCGTGTTGCGTTCCAGGGCTCGGCCTCTCCGCACCTCGGAGCGACCGAAACGCAGGGGGCGATCGACGCGCTAGCTTTTCGGCTGCGGTGGGGCGCCGGCAGCCCCGAGGGCGTGGTGACTGCCCCGCCGGGCGTCCTGTACCTCGACACCAACGGCGGCAAGGATCTCACGCTCTGGGTGAAGGAAAGCGGCGTCGGCAACACCGGCTGGGTTGCCAAGTAGGAGCAAGCCATGGCGTTCAAGCGGCTATTCGCGACGTTCAAGGACAAGTACCTGGAGCAACTCTGGCACGAGCTGAACCGGCGCATCGACGTCGCGATCCGCGGAAGCTCCGACACGATCGTGTACAGGCCCGGCGCGCCTTCGTCCGGCAACGCCGTCGCCACCTGGGAAGAGGTCATGGAGTTCCTCGGCCAGGTCGAGGGCGCTACGGTGTACGTCGACACCTCGCGCCAGACACCGATCGGCACTCCAGCTCCGGTCCCGCCCGGCGTCTACAACCTGCGGTTCGCACAGCTCGGTTCCGTGTTGCTCCCAACAGGTATCGTCGTGCTCGACGTGCAGGACGGTGCGGTGCTCCAGAACCTGAAGGGGATCACAGACGGCCTGGAGCTCCGGGTTCACCCGAGCGCCGCGCCTTGTTTCACCTACCCCGACCAAGCAGGCGTGCCCCAGGTCTTCGCCGCCTATCGAGGCGCGCTGATCGACAATCAGGGCTCAGTCCCTGCGATCGAGGTCGCCTCGGGAGAGTTCTTCGTCGTCGCCGGCACGTTCAGCGGGTTCGTCGGTCCCCAGGGTGGCGTTTGCTCGCAGCCGATCGTCAACGCAGCGGACGGCGCCATCGTGGCATGCGTCGACAACTTCGGCGTATGGTCGCAGAACTGGCTTTCGGGCGAAGCCGGCGCAACGCTTGTCTACAACGCGCTCGGCCCCAGCTTTCCCGAGCCCCCCCCGGCGCTGCCCAGCTTCCTCGGCTCCGTGGTCTTCGGACCCGACGACGGCAACCTTTCGAGGAGCCCTCGCGTCGTCTACTCCCCAGCGGTTCCCGCTGACTGGTCTGGCTCCCCGCCCTCGACGGTCCAAGAGGCCTTTGATCGGATCGCTGCGGCGATCGGTCCCATTGCGTGAGGTTCTATCATGGCATTTCGCAGGCTCTTTACGACGTTCCGCGACAAGCACCTTGAAGACGTTTGGCACGAGCTGAACCGCCGCATCGAGGCTGCGTTCGCAGCAGGCGGGATCGACCAGCTTGTCAAGGTGCAGGCGTCCGATACGACCGCGGGCTACCTCGCCGGCAAGCTGGTTTCCGGCGCGAACGTCACGCTCACGTTGCTGAACCCCGGGGGCAACGAGCAGATGCAGATCGACGCCACGGGCGGCGGCGAAGGGGGAGGGTGCAACAGCGAGAGCGGGTGGAGCACGATCGCGGAGGCCCGAGTCGAAGCGTTGCCGTCGCTTGTGCCGGACGTCGTGCTCACGGACACGGCAAGCGGAGCGCTTCAAACGGCGATCGACTCGCTGGCAAGCGGACAGGTGCTGGAGGTACGAACCGACGCTACCTACGACCCGATCACGCTTCCGGCGGTGGCCGGCGGTTACGTCGTGAAGGCGGGGGACGGGTACACGCCGAAGATCACCGGGCAGGAATGCGTGAAGCTCGCCAACGGGGCGCAGGACGTGACGTTCAGCGGCTTCGAGCTTTTCAGCGCAACCAGCCCGGTCGCCAACTCGCGGGGCGCGTTCATTTCCTTCGCCGCGGAGTTCTCGCTCGTGGAGCGCATCATCTTCGCGGACCTGTACGTGCACGACGTCGTCGGCATCGCCCCCGGCGTCATGCTCTCGTACTTCTGGAACCTGTACGCGACGCCGCCGAACCCGGCGACTGAAATGTCGAGCAAGCTGGCGTTCATCGACTGCAATTTCGTGAACGCCGCCGACTGGGAGATCGAGGGCGCGGCCTTGAACGTACGCGGGTTCGATCAGACGTTCATCACGAGGTGCACGTTCGACGGCGGCAATCAGACCACTCGCCAAGTTCAGCTACAAAACTGCTTCAACAGCCTGATCGAAGACTGCCTCGCGTTCAATGTGGCGGCGGGCAACGGAGGGGAGGCCTTCAAGCTGGACCAGCTTGGCGCGTGGCAGTCGACCTACGGCGCGTGGAGTACCGGCATCATTCGTAGGTGCATCGCGCACGACGTCGCGCAAGGGTTCGACATCGACGACTACGTCGCGGCGCACGTCTACGGCTGCACTGCTTACAATTGCGCGGAGGAGGGCTTCGACCTCGACAACGACAGCTACGGCGTCTTCGAGTGTTGCAGCGCGTACAACAACGTTGACGGCTTTCGCTTCGAGCCAGGTTGCAAGGGCACGCTGCGCGCGTGCATGGCGTTCGACAACAGCTCGAACGACTACCGCATGGACAACGGCTACGTGCCCGACGTGACCAACGAGCCCCGCCAGGACCAGCAGGGCGGCGTGGGTGGCAGGGCGCGCGTCAGCCTCACCGACAACACCGAAGGGTTCCTCGCGACCAAGCTCGTCGCTGGATCGAACGTGACGCTGACTCCGCAGAACGTCGGCGGCAACGAAACGCTGCGCGTGGACGCAGCCGGCGGCGGCGGCGCGGTAACGTGGGCCAACTTCGTCTTCGTCGGCAAGGACGGCAACGACGGAACGGGCGTGCGCAACAGCTTGACCAACAAGTTCCTCACCGTTCAAGCTGCGCTCAACGCGGCGCTGGCGGGCGACGTGGTGTTCGTCGGACCCGGCGTGTACACCGAGAACATTACCTGGCCCAGCGTGGACAACATCACGCTGACCAGCAAGTGGGGAGCAACGATCGTGGGAGCGGACGGGAGCGTGCCCGTGATCGAGTACTCGGGCACGCACAACCTCCAGGGCATGTACATCACGGACATTCAGATCGAGCAGGTCGACCCGGTGGAGGGCAGCCCCGCTTACGCGATCAAAGTCGACGGCAGCAACGTGCCCAACCTGACCATCTTCGACACGTTGCCCCTGCTGCTGTGGCGGTGCCTGGTGATTTCCCGGGCGAGGACGCGCCTTGCTCTGCACCTGATCGCGACGGGCGACGTCCTCGTGCGGGACAGCCTGATCCTCGGTCAACAGACGATCTCGCAGTTCGACTACGTCGGCTACCAAGAGGTGAACCACGAGGGCACGCTCGAGGTCTACTACTTGTCGGGCGTCGCACACCCGAGCGGAGCGGAGGGCGCGGTCGATCTCCACCATTGCGAGGTCGACAGGATCGAGCCTCACAACGAGGCGCACGTCCGTGCCTACTACGTTGACGTCCAGTCGATTTTCTCGAACGACCTGAGCGACACGGACGTGCCCGAGCTGCGGGCCGGTCACGTCAGGCTCTACCATTGCGTGTGGAACGAGCTGGACCTCGGCGGGGCGTTCGCCTTCGTCATTCCCCCGACGATCTGCGAAGGCTACAACTGCCACTCGGGGCTGCTCACCAGGATCGCCGGCATCGGGACCGAGGCCTACCCGGTGGGCGTTTTCCGCGACTGCGACTTCAACCAACTCATCGCGGACGGCGCGTACATCGACGCAAACCAGTGCCACCTCCAGCAAGGGCAGACCAGCGCGCCAAACAGCGGCGCGATCGATCGCGACGTCTGGTGGCTGCAAAACGTTTCGGTCGCCGCCTCCCCTGGCGCGGCCTACGCCGGCCCGTGGATTCCGTACGTGAACGGGGGGCTGACGGCGAGCGCCATGGTCTACACAGCTCTCGGCGCCGTCGAGTTCCCTGCCGGCGTCAACCCGTTCGGCTTCACCGTGGGCGGCTCGGTCGCGGGCGCCCCCGGCCCGGTCCTGGCAGACATCACGATCATTCAGACCAAGTAGACTGCCCCCAACGCAACAGGTTGCATTGGACACCAGGCGACGCTAGCCTGCGCACAATGACAACCGAACGCATCGTACCGCCCAACGACTTAACCGCAGAGGCGGCGGTTCTTTCCACCGTCCTTCTCGACCCCGAGCGCTACGGCGCCGAGGTTATTGCTTCGCTCCACCCCGAGCACTTCTACTCGGACGCCAACGCCAAGATCTTCCACGCCATGATCGACCTGCACGGGCGTGGCGTTCCGATCGACATTCTTACCGTGCGGTCGTGGCTGGCCGATCGCGAAATGCTCCAGCGGGTGGGCGGCGCCGTGTACCTTGCGGAGGTGCTTGACGCGGTCCCGGTCGTCTCGAACGTCAAGGCCTACTGCGACAGGGTCAAGGACAAGTGGCGGCTGCGCGAGCTTATCCGTGCCAGCCAGGTGATTGCCGCCGAGGCCTACGCGCACCCAGGCGAGGCGCAGAGCTTCCTCGACGACGCCGAGGCGAAGATCGCTGGCGTCGCCCGCGGCCAGGTCGACAAGGAGCTGGTGCCGCTGAGCGTGGCGATCAAGGAGTCGAGCGACCGGATGGAGGTCGCCGCGCGTTCCGATGGCATGCGCCTGGGCGCCCCCACCGGGTTCAAGCGGCTCGATCAGGTTACGGGTGGGTGGATGGCCACCGACTTGATCCTCGTCGCCGCGCGCCCTGGCATGGGGAAGACGAGCTTCGCGATGCAGGCGGCGAAGACCGTTGCCGAGTACAAGGGCGCGGTGTTCGGGGAGCCGGCAACGCCCAACGGCAACATAGCCGTGGTGTTCAGCCTGGAGATGCCGCGCGACCAGCTTGCAATGCGGCTGGTGTGCCAGGGCGCACGGATCGACCTGAACCGAGCGAGGCTGGGCATGGTCACCAACGAGGAGCTTGGGCGCATGCAGTACGTGCGCAACGAGCTTTACAAGCTGCCCATGTACTTGGACGACACGGTGGGCCTCGGGCCGCTCGACCTGCGCGCGAAGCTCCAGCGATCCGTCGCGATGGCTTCGCGGCTGGGCTACCACATCGCCCTTGCGGTCGTCGACTACCTCCAGATCATGAACCCCCAAGACCCCGCCGCGCGCAGCCGGCAAGAGCAGGTCGGCTCGATCGCCCGAGCGCTCAAGCGCACGGCCCGCGCCGTCAACGTGCCGATCATGGCGCTGTGCCAGCTCAACCGGGGGCCGGAAGAAGGGCGCGGCGGGCGGCGACCTATGCTTTCGGACCTGCGCGAGTCGGGCGAGCTTGAGCAAGAAGCGGACGTCGTCGCGTTCCTCTACCGCGAGGACTACTACGACAAGGACGCCGAGACAAAGGGCACTTGCGACGTGATTGTGGCCAAGCAGCGCAACGGCCCGACCGACACGATCCGGCTCGCGTTCGAGAAGCAGTACACCCGATTCGACAACCTTTCCCACGACGAAGAGCCCTGAGCGGTGGTAACTTGGTGGCATGGACGACCTGTCTATGCCCGAGCAGGTGGCAATCGTGATCGCGGCGGTCGCCGCCTTGCGCCGCCGGGTGCCCAAGCTCGATGGCGCCTGGGTCGTGCTTGCCGTCGCGCTGGTCGCGGCGCTCGTGTCACTCGCGCAGCTCGCGCAGCTTCCCGCATGGGCGGGTCGCGGGATCATGGTCTTCGTTCTTGCGGTAGGCGGCGTGTCCGTCGCCCAGGACTTGCGGCGAGGCTTTCCGAATGGCGGACAGAAGCCCGGGTAGGTACAGCGTCGTGGCTGCTGGAAGAGACAACTCCCCCGAGCCCGACAAGGGCGCAAGCAAGTACATCCCGTTCGTGCTTTGGCTGATCCCGGTCATCTTCGGCGCGGGTGCCAGTCTTGCTTCGCTGCGCAGCGTTGCGCAATCCGTCGAAACGCTCGACAAGCGCCTGAGCGACCACGTCGTCCACGCCGTGTCGCTCGAGCGGGGCGTCAACGAAGCGCAGGCCGGATTGCGGGAATGCAGCAAGGACACGACCGACCAGGCCGGGGACTTGCGGGAGCTCCAGCGCCGCGTTAGCGCCTTGGAACAGAACGTAGCCGCGCTCTGCGCGCAGCGAGGTGCAGCATGCAAACGTTGATCAGCCGAACGGGCCTGCGGGTGCTCAAAGTGTTCGCGGTCGTGTCCGTGGTGTTCGGCGTCGCCATGGCGGCGGTCGCCCACGGGTGCGCGGCGGCGCCCACCGGGGTTGCGTCGGCGGGGCAAGATTTCTCGTCGGACCCCTAGCCCCTGGGATCGAAATTCCGGGTCGTCGAGTCGTCCACCGCGGGTTGCGCCCTGATCGCGCCGGCTGTACGACCCGCGCATGGATCTAACAACAGTCGCAGCATGGTTGCTCGGGCTCATGACCTCCGCGGTGCCCCCGCAGGACGACGACGCCCGAGCCAGGTACGAGCAGTGGGCCGGCGCTGTCGCCTGGGCAGCGTACAACCCCGACGAGGCGCCCGTGTTCCAGGGGCCGAACGCCCGCAAGCGGACAGCCGCGCTCATGCTCGCCGTGAGCAAGTACGAGTCGGGCTGGAGCGAGATCGTCCTTGCCACGGGGGCCGAGCGCGCGCGCCTAGCCAAAGTGGGGTGGAACGACGGCGGACGGAGCTGGTGCTACATGCAGATCAACCTCGGGAAGCGAGGGACCGCGAACACCTACACCCGCGGGTGGACCGGGCCAGAGCTGCTGGACGACCCACGCAAGTGCGCCGCGGTGGGCCTGACGGTGCTTCGCAGCTCGTACGGCCAGTGCAGGTCTAACCCGCACCTGCACCGTCTTGCAGCGTACGCAGGGGGCGCCTGCTGGCGGGGCCTGCGCGCCTCGGCTGCTCGGGTGGCTCTCGGGGACCGCTGGGCGACCGTGGGCGGGTGGACCGACGAACAGCTCGACCCGCACCTGCTCCGTGTATCGTACGACGCACGGTGACGGGCCGGGGGGCTTGGTCCCCTCCCTCCCGGCCTCCCGGTCCCGTCCCCAGCCGGCGATCCCAACGGGATCGGCTTGATCCCCTTGGGGCGCGGTTCCCGGCCCCACCTTCCAAGCTCCAACGAAAAAAAAACCAGGCGAAAACGTAGGTTTATGGCCTGTCAAGCATTTTTCTGGCCTTGGTGTCTGAACCCTGGTACATACAAGGGACCGGCCCTCGGTGGGCCGGGCCGGGTCGGTTGGCCCGGGACACCGCCCCCACGGAGGGGGGCGAGCTTGGCTCCGGTGGAGCCGGGAGGCCTGAATGACCGTTCGTTGTATCGACTTGTTCGCCGGCTGGGGTGGGTTCACCTCGGGGGCGCTCGCCGCTGGAGCCCAGGTGCTCTGGGCCGCGAACCACTGGCCGCTGGCTGTCGAGGCCCACGCCTCCAACCACCCGAACACGATGCACGCCTGCCAGGACGTGCGCCAGGCCGACTGGGGCTCGCTGCCCGAGTTCGACGTGCTGCTGGCGTCGCCGGCCTGCCAGGGACACTCGACGGCGAGCCAGCCGGCGCGCAGGCGCTACCACGACGAGCTACGCTCCACGGCCTGGGCCGTGGTGGACTGCGCCGACGCGACCGAGCCCGCCGCCCTCGTGGTGGAGAACGTCCCCTCGTTCAAGCAGTGGCGCCTGTTCAACGTGTGGTGCCAGGCCCTCGCAGCCCTCGGCTACACGCTGACGGAACACCTGCTGACCGCGAGCCGCTGGGGCGTGCCGCAGCGCCGAACGCGCCTGTTCATTGTTGGGCTCAGGGGGAGCGCTGCTGGCCGCTTGCGCCTCGCGGACCCCGAGGTGCCCGAGCCGGCGTTCTGGCCGCACCTCGACCCCAAGGCGCCCGGCTGGCGCCCCATCACGGCGGCGTCGCCCGGGGCGCAGGCTCGCATCAGGTCCGCTCAGGCTCGCTCGGGCCGCGACTGCCTGGTGCAGCACGTCACGGGTCACCCCGGCGTCCCGGTGCACGAGCCGATCCGCACCATCACGACCAAGGACCAGTGGGCCGTCGTGCGGGGCTCGAAGTACCGCCCGCTGACGATCCGCGAGTACGCGCGGGCCATGGGCTTTGACGACAGCTACCAGTGGCCGCGCAGCAGCCGTGCTGACGCCGTGCTGGGCATCGGCAACGCGGTGTGCCCGCCGGTCGCAGCCGGGGTTGTTCGCGCCGTGCGCGAGGCCACGGGGCTGTGACGCCGCTCGGCGGCTGCCCCTCGACCCGAGCGGTGGGGGGCAGCAGCCGGGCCACGTCAGGCCCGTGTGACGCGCACCAGCGCAGGAGGACAGCATGCCCACATACAAGTTCACCCTCGGAAACATCACCGAACGACCCGGTCACCGACACGACTGCGCACACCTGCGCGTCGAGATCGAGATCCCTGCCGCCGACGAGTAGCAGGCGCTGGCGCGGTTGCTTCGCGCGAGCGACGTGTTGCGCATCACGCTCCCTGCCGGCATGGGCCGCGTGACGGCCTGGCAGCTCAACCTCGACCGCATCACCGCCAAGGACGCGAAGGAGGTGAAGTGATGGCCAGGATCGAGCCCGGCACGCGGTGGAAGCGTCGCCGCCTCGTGCAAGGCGTGCAGCGGTTCTGCCTCGTACTGCGGATCGATCACACGATCGGCGGCGCTCCGATCGTCGTCTACCGCTACACCGAGCCGCTGTTCAAGCGCGGCACCTACCTCGGGCGCGGGCGCTTCGAGGTCGCCCCGCGCGTCAACGAGCAATACACGAGCCCCAGTCGGTTCCTAGAAATCTTTGAAGAGGTGAAGTGATGGCCAAAGTCAAGATCGAAGTGTGGCAGGACAAGCCGTACGCGGTGCTCTACTTCCAGAGCCACCCGGACGAGGGCAACGACGACTGCATCACGGGCGACGAGTACGCCACGCTCGCGGAGGCCGAGGCCGTGTTCGCGTCGCCCCCTCGGTGGGCAGACGGCAAGCCGATCCCGTGCGAGTGGGTCGTGCTCGAAGGCACGGGCGGTGACCGCCGGCTGCGTCGGAACCCCGACTGGACGCGGACGCCCGACGACGACGACGAAGGCCTGCGCGAGCACGCGATGCAGGCCGGCATGGGCCTGGGCGTCGCGGCCTACAACGACGCGATGGGATACGACCTGGAGCCGGCGTTCGACGAAGACGAAAGGGGACGGTCATGAAGGACGTGATGCAGATCGGCGCGGCGGTGAACCGCCAGGCCAAGGCCAACAAGCAAGCCGCAGCTCGGCGCAGGCGCGAGGCCGCGCTCGCGCGCCTGGTGGAGGGCAAGGCCGGCGACGAGCAGCCGGCCAGCGTGCGCCAGCAGCTCCGCGCGTTGGAGCGGCTGGGCCTCGTCGAGTACCGCAACGGCGGCTGGTTCCGAACCGAGGGAGGGGACCGATGACCAAGCAGCAAGCCAAGCGCGCCGCCGAGGCGCCCACGCTAACCCAGGCCGAGGCCTTCCAGCGGATCTGGCACTACTTCAACGAGCAGATCTTCGCCGGCAAGCTCCAGCCGGTCATGCTCAACTTCTCGCGCGGCAAGAGCCCCCGCGTGCTCGGCTTCTTCGCCCCCGATCGCTGGACGCCGCAGACCGGCGAGGGCGGCAAGGGCAAGACCAGGCTGCACGAGATCAGCCTGAACCCCGCGACGCTCGCGGCGCGAGATCCGCGCGACGTCGCGAGCACGATCGTTCACGAGATGGCGCACCAGTGGCAGCAGGACTTCGGCAAGCCGAGCCGATCGGGCTACCACAACGCCGAGTGGGCGAACAAGATGGAGCAGATCGGCCTCATGCCAAGCGCGACGGGCGAGCCCGGCGGTGCGCGCGTCGGTCAGCGCATGACCCACTACGTGATCGAGGACGGCCCGTTCGCAAAGGCCTACGCGGCCATGCCGGCTGACTGGCTGCTGCCGTTCACCTGCGTCGAGGGGGCGCTCAGCGGCGGGAGCGGCGCGAGGCGCAAGAGCAAGGTGAAGTACACCTGCCCGGGCTGCCAGGCCAACGCCTGGGCCAAGCCTGACGCGCGACTCATGTGCGGCGACTGCGAGGAGCACATGGTCAGCGAGGACGACGGCGAGGGCGACGGGGAAGGGGGCGAGCCGTGAAGGTCCGCATGACGTTCGAGCTGGACGACGAGCAGCTCAGGGCCATCGGGGGACTGTACGGCAAGAGCAGGGCGCCCCGCTCTACCGTCGAGGCCTGGATCGCGAGCACCGTCACGGCCTCGCTTCAGGTCGTGGTCAGCGACCACGGCGCCGAGTCCGATCGGGAGGTTGAGCGCCGCGAAGAGGCGATCGGGGCAGCCCGGCTCATGGCCCGCGAGCACCGCGCGCAGGGCTCGACCAAGCCCCAGGTCGTGCGCCACCTGGCGCGATACCTGGAGGCCCAGGGCTGGGCCGAGAGCGCCGCCTGGCGCGACGCAAGGCGCGTCGTGGGCGAGGTTGCGCCCCCCCGCCCACGGCGCCGTCCTGCGGTCACCTGGCGCGCCCACTACGAGTGCACGTCGTGCTCCCGGGACGGCGCCACCAGCTCGGGCACGGTCGAGGTGCAGGCCCCTGCGGACGCTGCGCCCGACGAGGTGCAGCGCATCGCGCGCCGCGCCCTCATCCGAGCGTTCGAGGCCGAGGGGCAGACACCGCCGGTCTGGAACGCGCACGAGCGCTGGTCTGTCGAGCTGCCGGCGCAGGCGCCCCCGGCCCGGCTGCCGGTCGAGGAGGTCGCGACCTGGATCGTACGATACAGCATCGGCACCTACGAGGGGGCGGTGCAGGTGAGGGCGAGCGAGGACGCGGAGCGCGAGCACGTCGTCGCGCTCGCCCGAGAGGCACTGAGGCGGAAGGCCGGCGGCTCGTTGCCGTTCGGCGCTGAACGTTGGGAGGTCAAGCGAGCATGAACCAGATCAACCACTACCCCAAGCTGACGGCGCTTGCGCTGTCGTTCCACGTACTCGAAGCGGCGGACGGCGTGCTGCCGTTCAACGCGGACAAGCTCGCGCGCTGGGCGCGCAGTGCTGCGGCCTCGGACGGCGCGGTGTGCGCCGCGCAGTTCGTCCTCATGGTCTACAACCCGCGAGCGGCCAAGCGCCGCCGCTGCGGCTACTTCGACGTCGACCAGGCGATGGCCACCTGGGACGCGCAGAACCGCGCAGCGTTCGTCGAGTGGGCGCGGAACCCCTGGTGGGCGTAGCCGCTGCGCGCGCGACGTCTGCCCCTCGACGCCCGCGTGGGGGGGCAGTAGCCGCGCTCGCAGCGCGGGGCCGGTCACGGTGACCGGCTCGACCAGCCCGAGACGGGCGGGAGGCACAGATGGACGAGCAGATCGAGTGCAGGGACGAGAAGGACGAGGCGCAGGAACGGCTGGCGCAGGTCGAGTACTTGGTGGAAGCCGACAGTGTGGTGCCGGCGGACATGGTCGAGCGAGCGCAGTGGATCGAGGAGTACGGGCCGATCGCTCAGAGGACGATCGCCGTCGATGCTGTGGCCACGCTCAAGGCGTGGGCGCAAGCCCGCTGCGTGATCAACCCGGACGGCACGGTCGCGAAGACCAGCTATCAGGCAGACAAGGAGGTCAATCAACAGCTCCGCGCGGTACTGTCGATCGCTCCCGCGGCCAAGGCGGTGCGTGTGGACGAGCAGCTCGCGCTGGCCGCGCAGCGGATCGAGCAGGAGGAGAACGAGCGGCAACGGCTCATCGACGAGCAGACGAAGCGGGAGGCGTCGTGGCTCGCAGCGTGGCTCGCGGCGCCCGACGACGCCGTCGTCACGATCGACGGAGTCGCAACCAGTGTGCCGCACGACCACGACGCGGGGGACATGGCGCGGTTCAACACCAACGCCCGCCAGGTCTGGTCTGTCGGTGGGCGCGACGTGTTGGGAAGCGCAAAGGACACGCAGGCCTTCAAGGAAGCGCTTGCGCGTCGGATCGAGAAGGCGAAGCGCAAGCAGGACGCGCGCCGCGAGATAGAGCAGGCAAAGGAGCAGGCCAGGATCGACAACGCGCTTGCGTGGATCGTCGAGCAGGCAGATCTGCCCGCGAGGATGCGGCGGGCTGCCGCGGAGGGGCGCAGCGGTGCGCTCGACGAGGTGGCGGATTACCTCACCCAGGCGCTCGGCAAGGAGGCGCAGAGACTCGCACGGGAGGCGCTGCCGAACTGGCGCCCCGAATGGGCGACGTACGTGGACACCTACGATTTCGAGGTGCCCGAGCGCGTGCCGAGCGACGACGCATACGCGGTGCGCGACGCGCTCGTCGAGGGGCAAGCGTCCATGCGTGCGGCGGCTCTGGCGGACGACGGCGGCGAGATCGAGGTGAGCGAGTGCGGACGCGCTGACATCGCGCCAACCGGCAAATCGGTGTGGCGCGGGGCGGTGCGTGTGACGGTCAGGCACCGGCAGCTCGGGATCGATATGCGCGCGACGGTGCTCACCGAGCCCTTGGCCTACGGGGGCGAGAGCGAGGACGAAAGGTGAGACGTGGTCGCTGAGCAGATCAAGGCGCGTGGCCGAGTCTTCGTCCTGGTGCACGACCTGCCCGAGGAGGGCGACGTTGTGCACTATTTTCAGGACGGCCACCGCTGGAGGTACTGCGGAGGGAGGCGCGGCGGCAAGGCTGCCGCTGTGCGAGTGATGCCCCACCACGGCGAGGAGGCCCAGCCGCGCTGGGTGCCCATGCGCGCCGTCGTGGCGGTCTACAGGTGGCACCGCAAGACGCAAGGTGCGCTGCCTGGTGTTCGATAGCGGGCGCCCATGGCGCCCAGAAGGGGAAACACATGCCGAAGAAGAACCAGACGAAACGCAATCGTAGGAACTGGACGCCCGTGGCCGAGCACTGGCTCGACCTGGCTACGCAAGCCCTGCGCACCGCAGCGGAGCGCGCGGCAACGCGCGAGGGCGCAGACGCTGTGGCGCCAGAGCACATGGCCCTGGCGCTCGTGACGGCGAACGTGTACGCCGACGTGTCGCGCAGGGTGCGGCGCGCCGCAAAGAAGGAGCAGAACGGTGGCTGAGCACAACGTCGAAACCGTCCAGGCCTGCGCGGTGACGTGCCAGGCGCCTGGGTGCCGGCAGCGAGGCCCGATGGCGCAGACGCCCGAGGACGCTCGCGCGCTGGCGGGCGACGACTTCACGACCGTCGAGTGGCCCGAATCGGGCCTCACGCTGACACTGTGCCGCCCGTGCGCGGCGATGATGCACAAGGGAGGAACCGGACCATGACGACACCGAGAAGGGCAACCAAGGGGACGAAGGACGCGGGAACCGGGCTCGGCAAGCTCACCATGGAGCGCGTGCTGCCGCTCCAAGAGGGCTTCCAGGCCGCGTTCTGGACGGAGGAAGGAGAGGCCGACTACCAGCCCGTCGCAGCCATTGCGCTGCTGCGTGACGGGGCGGCAGGCCTGATCCCGGCCTCGCTGGTCGCTCGCGGCGGGCGCTGGTCGCTCGCGGAAGCCGACGACCATTTCCTCGGAATCGGCTGCGGCATCGAGGACGTGGACGCTTACGGCGAGGAGGCCGAAAAGCACGCGCCCGACTACGAGGGCGACGACGACGAGCCCGAAAACGAGTAGTTCGCCTTTTCCCCCCCCCCAGTGCCACACAGTGCCTTGACCGCGCCGAACGGCGCGCCGTAGCCTATACGCGCTGCTAGCCGGTGCGCTCGCCCCCCCGGCGCTCCGCGCGGGCGGCACCAGCCCTCGCGCATTTGGGCGCGCGGGCTGGCCTATCCGGCGTACACTGCCGGCATGACCTGGCAATCCCCCTGCACCGCTCCCGACCGCGTGCCGTACGAGCAGATCGCACCAGGCTCCGAGTGCGCGTTCTGCTTCAGTCACGACCGATGCAACCCTGGACTGATCTGCCACTGCGGCGTCTGCCGCAACCCAGACGACCCAGACGTTGCATGCCAGCTCAACCAGCGCGTGTTTGACTACGTGCACGGGATCTGCACGCAAGAGGTGGACACGCAGGGCTGCGACTTCTCTTCGTACGGCTCGCCCGACGACGTGGTCAAGGCCCAGGCGATCCAGGCCGCTTGGGAGCAAGAACAGGCGAACCCCAAGGGCTGGGAGGCCTCCGAGATCATCACCGGGATCGCAAGCCTCGGTGGAGCTGTCGGCGGCGGCTGGTACGCCTACAAGGCGAAGGACGGCTCGTTCTGGTGGACCGTGCTCGGCGTGCTGGTGGGCAACGCAGGCGGGTGGCTTGTCGGCAGGCTCGTTACCTTGCCGCTGCGGTAGCGGCAACGAGCGCCGCTACCACCGCCACTGCGATCCCGGCTGCGAGCAGCGGCCTTGAACTGCCGCGAGACACGGCTAGGTTGGCTGGCACATGCCGACATGCTACCGCAAGGTCGGGCGCGAGCCTACGCCGCCGGTCGACCAGGCGCCCAGGTCTTGCGCCCCGCCTCCCGCTCGATGGCGCGCAGGTCGCGGTCGAGCTTGTGCCGGCGGATCAACGAGTACAGGTAGCGCTCGCTGATCTGGAGCTCCCCAGCCGCCAGGTCGCGCCGCCCCTCGTGCTTGCGAAGCGCAGCAAGCACCGCCTGCTTGTCCGCGGCGTCGCGCGCCTGGGCTAACGTCGTCGGTTGCGCGTCGCGTGCCATGGGTGCGAGTATAAGGCCCGTGGAACAGCCAGTCCATGCGCTCTTGACGTTCAGCCCGTACGCTTGGTGTCAGGTCCGAGCTGTGATCGCTCGTGAGCTGGCAAGGGCTCAGGGCAAAGCGGGAGACGTGGAGGCCTGGGTCCGCTCGTTCGACGAGGCGGGAGCGCTGGCGGACGCGATCCGCGAAGGTTGGGGAGACGGGCCGTTGTCGTTCGGGGCGCGAGAGGGCGAAGTGAACTGGCCAGAGTTCGCGTGCCTGGCTGCTCGATACGCCGAGGCCCCCCCCGAGCTTCGCTTCGAGATCCGCGAGGCGTTCCGCAAGAGGCAACTGTCGCCAGTCATGGGCGCGGTGCCCCTCGCCACGGGGCTATGCCCGCGCGAAGTTCTCGCGGACAAGGAGTACCAGGGCACGCCCGCGTGCTACCCGCGCGAGGCTGTCGCCCCCGCAGCCGCGATTGTCGGGGGCATCCTCGGGGGCGTGTTCATCGGCTGGATCGCGATCATGGTCACAAGCCGAGGCTAGGGAGGGAACGTGGGGAAGCAAGCGGTCGACGCCGACCTCGTGATCAAGGACTTGTGGATGGGTGGAGCGCCGAGGCCTGGGATCAAAGGGCCTTGGAAGCACCTCGTGCTCACCGCGTGGGAGATCCAACCGCCCGACAGCGCTTTCCCTGGCATGCGGGTGCACCGATGCCACATCGACGACAGCGGGCCTCCGGTGAGAGAGGACGAGTCGGCTTCTGCGGTGAAGTGCGCGGCACACGTCGCGCACTGGGTTCGCAAGGGCGAGCCCGTGCTGGTCACCTGCGCGATGGGGCGCAACCGCTCAGGGCTCGTGACCGCGCTCGCGATCATGTTCCTGACAAGGGCTTCGCCCGCAGACGCGGTGTGGCTGGTGCGCCGGGCTCGCGGCCCCCACGCGCTGAGCAACAAGTCGTTCGTCAAGCTGATCAACCGCGTGGGCAAGTCGATGGGCTCGAGCCACGCCGCCACGATGATTGCCTGAACCTGCAAGGAAACGAGCCATGGCCAAGCCCAAGGTCGAGTGGTCGAGCGAAGTGCCAGACCTGAGCGGCGTGTCGCAGTACGTGATCATGATCCGGTCCCGGCTCGACCCCGAGCGCACGGGCCGCGGCAAGGTGAGCGCGACGGCCTGGCGAGCGGCTGCGAAATCGCCTGTCGAGCAGTGGGAAAAGGAGATCTTGCGTGCGCTGAGCGACTGCGTCCCGAGGACGTTCCACCGCCTCGCCGTGGAAATCGCTAACATCGAGGGCGACACCGCGGCAGGCAAGAACCCCGAGACGGCGATCTGGAACCTCGCTCGCGCCGGCAAGGTCGAGCACACCTGGCAGGCCCCCATCTACTGGCGCAAGACCGGGTGCAAGGCCGACCCGCCCCCGGAGCCGCCGAAGCCCAAACCAGCGCCAGGGCACGCGGCCATCGTCGGACCCGAGCCAGGCGAGCCCGAGGAACCCGAGGACGAGCCCGAGGAGCAGGCCCCACCGCCCCCGAGCAGGCCCAGGAAGCCCGCCAAGGGCCGGAAGCCTCCCGCTGCCGCCCCAGCCGCCCAGGCGCCCGCTAGGAGGCCGTCAGGCCCCAGGGACGAGCCACGGTGCACGATCGGCGTGCCGTGCGCCATGGTCGACGTCGAGACGGGGGCGCGCGTGGGCATTCCCGCCACCACCTGGGCCATCGAGGCGCCGATGGAGGCCAACGACCGCGCTGTGCTTGCGCTCGAAGGCCCCGTTCCGAACGGCAAGCCCGGCATGGTCAAGCTGTACCTGCCTTGGCCCGATAAGTCTGGCCCGTTGCACGCCATGGCGAAGCCCGCCCAGGCGTTCGTCGAGGGCTCCGAGATCTTCGCGGCGACGGACACGCCAGGCAGCCTCGCCTCGCAGGCCGTAGCGCCCGGCTCCCGCGTCTGGCGGCGCCTCGTAGTCGCGGGCGTGCCGAGGTTTGATCGAGGCGGGCTCAACCAGGACCGGGGATACGGGTTCGAGGCCTTGCGGCGGTCGCGCGGCACGGTGGAGCTCGACTGGCGCGGATCGACCGTTTCCTTGCCCGGCTCCACGATCGTCGTTCCCACGGTGCAGCAATGGGTCGAGGAGCTTGGCCTGGACGTCGAGGTCGAGCCCCTGGACATTCCGGGGCGCGTGATACTGCACGGCGACCCAGGCTCGGTCACCTCGGAGGCTTGGCTACTGGGCCGCGTAGCGCCTGGCACCGAGGTGTACGCGCACGACGGCGAGGCCTGGCGCCTTGCGGTCGTGGGGTAGCACTCCGAGCTGGTGGACGAGGCCCGGCGCGGCGTACCATCGCCGCATGAGAGAATTGAACCTCGAAACGCCCGCGCTCTGGGCCTCGCGCGAGGCCCGGCAGGCCCTTGGGAGCACGATCCTGGTTGCCCCCCACCCAACGCCGGGCGTGGTCGTCGCGCGCTCGCATGGCTTCTTCTCGCCCCACCGGGAGGTGCCGCTCGACGCCCCGGCAAACCTGCGCGCCATCTTCGGGCGCACGCTGGAGCGCGGCGTCTACGTGCCGGCTGGCCGCTCGCCCGCTGGCCCGTGGCACTTCCGCTCGTTCGTCGTCGAGGAAGGCAAGGCGCCGCGGTCCAAGAACGAACTACCCATGCTCATGTGGACGTGGTTTGGAATGAACGCTGGCGCCCCCGGCGCGCCGCCTCACTACGTGAGGTTCACGCGCTGGCCTGACGGCTGGCACGCGACGCCCGAGGTCGAGGGCACGTTCCCCAAGTGCGAGACGATCGACGGCACGTTTCGGATGCGGATCAAGGTAAACCACGCGGGAGGCAAGCCGATCCTCATGCCGATCGACCGCAAGAAGTGTCCAGGGGCTCCGATGGGAGACACGCAGGTGCAGGTGTACGGCGAGCCGTGGACGTTCGGCTTCCGCAAGATCGCGTGCAACACCGCGTGGCGTTCGTAGGCAGATTTTCACGCCGGGCAGGCTACCCCAGCATGCCTGGGCACTGCCAGCAGTACAGCTCTTCGTAGCTGCTCTCGACGACGGGCACCTTGCCGGCGCGAAGCGACTTCTGCACGTCGCGCAGCCAGAACCTCGGCTTGATCGGCTTGCCGATCTTCTTCTCCGCGTCCACGTAGACCTGCAAGGCCTTGGGGTTCAGCGCCGCCGCGGTGACTATGTCCTGCTTGCCTGCGAGGGGGCAGAACACGCACGACAGGCGCGCCATGCCCTGATCGTACACGGGGTGGTACGGCAGCTTGCGCTTGTGTATGTGGTCCCAGATCTGCGCCGTCGTCCAGCGGAACACCGGCAGCCAGGTGTCGGTGTGCTTGACCGAGTTCGTTCGGCTCGGGTCGGTGACGTGGAAGTAGTAGTACAGGCACTCGCGCTCGTCGCTCTCCTCGGCGCGCAGGCCCATGACGTGCAGGATGCGGATTTGCTTGACGCCCGTTGCCGCCTGAAACTTCCTCCGAAGCGCGGTGAACAGCGTGTTGACCGGCGTGTACTTCCACTGCTTGGTGCAGTAGCGCGTGCCGAAACCGGGCCACTGCTTGCGCTCGATCGCGTAGTCGAGCCACGACCTCCACTTCTGGTCGCTCTGAACGAACACCACCGGCACGCCGAAGAACCTCGCCTGCTTCTCGACGAGTTCCTCGACGCCGGGCCACTCGACGTCGGGCAAGATCGCGTGCACGGCGAGCACCCGCTCAAGGACGCCTTGCTGCTTCGCGCGCTCAACCGCGAGATCCATGGCGCACTCGCTGTCCTTGCCGCCGCTCGTGCTGATCACGATCGCGTCATAGTCTGGCAGGAAGGGCTCTCCCTTCAGCTCCACCTCGGGGTGCTTCTTTTCCTTGCACTTGCTGCGGTCGAACACCTTGCTGCGCGCCATGCCGCAAGGATACACGCCGCTCGCACCTCCGTGGTAGCCTCGTGGGCATGACGACGAAGAGCCCCACCGCCAACATGATGACCTTTGCGCGCCGGCTCCAGGGCTGGCGGGGACTCGACCTGTTCGGTGCCACCGAGGTTCTTGCTTGGTACAGGGGAGACGAGCCGTCGTTTGCGTTCCGCGGCCCAGCGCTGCGCATCGAAAACCGCCTGTTTCGTACGACGCAGGGCATGTTCAACAACCGCCGGCACTTCCTCGACGTGGAGATGCAACGAGCCCTGGGGCTCGACGCGCGCAGCGACCCGCGAGGGTACGGTGTCGACGGTGGCGCCGGCCAGACCATGTCCGAGCCCGACGCGCACTACAGCGAGGTGTGCTCGGCAATCGAGGGGATCGCCGCCGAAATGCTCGGCACCGAGTCGGCGCACGTCACGATCATGCCCTCCGAGGGCGCGCCTTGGAACCCAGGGGACCGCGCGACGCCGTTCTGGAACGCGAAGGCTCAACGCATGTTCGAGGGGCGCGCACCTGACGGGCTCATGGAGGTGGAGCTCGACGGCTCCAAGCCCGAGAGCTGGTGGCCTGGCTGGGGCGAGCCGAAGCTGCTCGGCGTCGACCCGTGCATGCACTCCCCGGTCGTTCGCTCCACCGAGGGAGCCGTGGTGGGAAAGACGCGAACGAAATTCGTTCCAAGCCGGCGAGAGCCGAAGCGTTGGGGAATGGACCTCATCGCGACGCACTGCTTGAGCCTCGACCGCGCCGAGATCATGGGAGCGGCGAAGGCGATCCGAGCGTGCGGCGGGCTGCTGTTCCCAAGCATCGCGGTGGGCGAGATCCCGGCGACGCCGTTCGGGCCGCTGTGCCTCGTGCTGCGCTTCGGCATCGTGCTCGAAGGACTGTCGCCGTACAAGAAGCGTCGCGGTGCTTGGCCCATCGTGGTTTACAAGAGCGACGCCTGGACGGGCGGCGTGTCGTCGTTCATCAAAGGCGGGGCCATCGTACTGTTCGAGCAGCTCACGGGGGCGTGGGAAGCGTCGCCTTACCTCAACGACCACGGCGTCGTAAGCGCGCACGAGTGGGTGCTTGGCCCTCCGATCAGCGAGACGGGCTACATGGGGGAAATGGTGCCGCTGATCAAGAACACGCTGGCGCTCGCAGACGCAATCGGGATGCGGGCGAAGCTCTGGAAGCGCGACATCACGCCCGAGCGCATGCAGGCACTGGGCGACAGGCCCAAGGACCGCTACCCTTACCTCGAAGCCAAGAGCGCAGCGGTCGTGTCGCTCGACTCAGCGCCCGTTGCGTTGTGCCCAGCTTTTCTCGCCCGAGACGCCGAGGCTTTCCTGTCCACAGCCGGATGGCGGGGCGACCTGCTCCAGGTGCCGACGCCGCCCGAGTGGGGCGAGGTGCTCGCCGGAAGGCACATCGAGATGCGCGACGAGATCAACTACCAGTACGGGTGGATGCTGCACGACCTGATCGTCGCGTGGGCGACCTCGAAGGGGCTGGTGGCCGAGATCGAGGGCTCGGGCTGATCGGTTGTGTAGACGCGCAAGAAATCGCGGTGGTACTCTTGCGCCCATGGCAACCAGACGAACGATCCTCATGACGACGGGGGACCGCGACCCGTTCACTCACGGCGGCGGCGTGGTCTACAAGACGGATTCGGGCATCACCTGGGAGTTCTGGTTTGCGGAGGACTACGAGCAGCTCGGGGAGTTCGAGGTGTACCGAGCCACCGTTCCCGACGACGTGAGCGCGTACTACTCGCACGACATGATCACCGAGCCCGCAAGCTCGGTCGACATGCCCAAGAGCGAGCTGCTTGCCGCGGCGCAGAGCAAGGACGTTGCCGATCGCGTGCTCGTGCTCGAAACCATCGCGGGCTACTACGGCCCGCTGAACCTCGACGGCTACCCGCTGCGCATGAGCATGGCGGACCTCAAGAAGCGCTGGAATCGCTCCCTCGACGCCCACTGGGGCCGCAAGTCTGGCGGCAAGCCGAAGGCGCGCCGGGCAAAGGAGTCCACCGGCAGCTCGATGACGTACCAGCAGGCCTTCGATCACCTGATCAAGCAGGGCTTCCACCCGGTGCCTGGCTCTTCTCGGTTTGAGGACGGCAAGGGCCGCGTCGGGAGGATCGAGGCGCTGCCGGGAAGCGGCGACACCTGGAAGGTCGACATCGAGGGCAAGGCGAAGTGCTCGTGCGAGTCGACGCCAGCGAAGGGAGGGTACTGCGGCGCAGTGCACGGTGAGTGCACTTGCACCTTGCACAAGGGGCACAAGGGCTCGCACTACGACAGCACGCGCGACGCCTGCTTCAAGGCCGGCTCGGTGCCGCCGAAGGCCAGGTCGACGCGCGAGGGCGTATCCGAGGTGGGCGTGGGCGACGACGTCGAGGTCTGGGTTCCCCACGAGCAGGCCTACCGCAAGGCAAAGGTCGTGGGAGTCGAGGACGAGCACAACCTGCTCGTCGAGTTCCCGGGAACGCCCCCCACCGGCTGGGCGAAGCAAGGCCGCGTGTCCACCGAGCTCACCCGCCAGGCCCGCGAGAACATGGGCACGCTGGTCGTCGTCGGCGTCATTCGAGCTCCGGTCAAGAAGCCGGCGAAGAAGGCCTCGAAGCCGCGCAAGAAGCCCGCGAAGAAGGCCTCGAAGCGCCCCGCCAAGGCTGCCGCCAAGAAGCCGGCGAAGCCGCGCAAGAAGCCCGCGAAGAAGGCCTCGAAGCGCCCCGCCAAGGCTGCCGCCAAGAAGCCGGCGAAGCCGCGCAAGAAGCCGGCGAAGAAGGCCTCGAAGCGCCCCGCCAAGGCTGCCGCCAAGAAGCCGGCGAAGCCGCGCAAGAAGCCCGCGAAGAAGGCCTCGAAGGCTGCCACCTCCAAGCCGGCGAAGAAGGCCTCCAAGGCGCGCAAGAAGCCGGCGAAGAAGGCCTCGAAGCGCCCCGCCAAGGCTGCTGCCGTCAGGAAGCCGGCGAAGCCGCGCACGAAGCCCGCGAAGAAGGCCTCGAAGAAGGCCAAGGAGGGCTGACCGTGGCCCGGGTCTGGCTCGTCGATCGGCTGCGACCGTTCCGCCTGGTGGACATGCCGCCGATCGATGCGCCCGACGACCTGCCGGCCTTCGTCCTAGACCGATCGCCTCGCGGGCAGAACGAGCGGGCCGACGCCGGGACCATGGCATACGTGCTCTGGCAAGATTCGGTCGCGCTGGTCCGCGGCGAGAAAAGAGGCAAGCCCTACCAGATCACGCGCGACGTCGTGCCCCTGGGCACGGTGCGCGCTGGCCTGATCGCTTTCATCCCCACGGGCAGGAACGCGGACGGCGCGGAGGTGTGGGGGGCCGTCCTGTGCACGGACGAGCTGCGCCGCAAGATCGACAGGCCGTGGGAGGTGGAGCGCTACGCCTGGGAGACAAGGCGCGCGATGCCGACCTACGGCGAGGGGAAGGTGTGGGCGACGGCCTGGTCGCGCTACTGCGCGTACAAGAAGCCGAGCAGCCGCCATTGCAAGCAGGAAGGCTACTTCAGGTGAGCAGCATGGACGATCGCAATCGAGGCCAGGTCGGTGCCTTTCCCTTCGCAAGAGCCGGGGAGCGACGGGCGACGAAATGCTCCGTCAGCACGCCGATCTACAACCGCAAGCCGTATGCGCTCTTTCCTCCCGCAGACAAGTGGCCCTCGGAAATAGCCGCAATGTGGGTCGGGGCGCCCCATTTGTGGACAGAGCTTCGCAACGCGAACTACGACTTCGCGTCCGGCTTCGAGCTGGACAACACGGGGACGTGCGCGTTCAGCGCGTGGGCTGGCGAGCGGATCATGATTCCAGCGTCGTGGCCCGATCCGCCGTCTGCAAGCCCGTTGTGGAACTGGATCAAGAAGCCGGACGGCACGCCCTACGATCGAGCCAAGAGGTGAGAGCTTGGATCGTGGCCGCGGGAGCCGCCGCCCTGGTCGTCGGCGTCCTGGTTGTTGTGAGGCCCGCGGCGGCGAAGCCTGCGCCTCGCACATGGCGCAACGACGTGCTCGACTGCGCGCGCCAGCACGTCGAGGCCTCGACGCCGTACCAGTGGGGCGGGGGCCACGGCGGCGCCGGGTACGGCCTGGACTGCTCGGGCCTGGTCATCCAGTGCGCGAGGCAGGCGGGCATCACCGTCGCCATGAACGCCGACGCCATGTACAAGCAGCTACCCGCGGTGGACGTGCCAGAGCCAGGCGACTTGGCGCTGTACGGTAAGCCCTCACGCGCGACGCACGTTCGCATCGTGGAGGCCTTCGACCCGTCCACTGGCATCG